TTAAAAAGTACTTGTCAAACCAAAAAAAATGTAATATAATTATATTACGTTTTACGGCGAGATAGCTCAGTTGGCTAGAGCATTCGGTTCATACCCGAAGGGTCGAGGGTTCGAATCCCCCTCTCGCTACCATAAAAAGGAGTTGAAATAATGCAATTAAAAAGAATTGAGGACTTTCAATTAGAAGAGTTAAAAAATCAAAAAGTATTTATCAATAAATATGATTTAAGTTTAAAATATGATTATGAATTAAGTATTTATTGGAAGGAATTATTTTTTGATATATTAGAAGCATTAACTCTCAATGATTTTGAATTTCATTTAGATTTTTTAGCAAAAAGTTCTTTGTTTAGTTATATGAAAAATAATTATAAAGATATTATTAAAAATTTTCATTTAAACATAGATACAAAAGATTATATAGAAATAACTGATTATATATCTTATAAAGAATGGAGCGATAATTTGAATAATGGAATTGCTTATTTTAAAGATGGAATTTATTTAATCTCAAAAGATTAGCGTCTTTTATAGGGGCTTAGTGTAACGGTAGCACAGCGGTCTTTGGCTAAAATAAAAAAGGAGTAAAATTATGGATACAATAACAAAAGGAAGACTAGGATACAACTTATTAGAAAAAGAATTACTTAAAAGAGAATTTGAAATTTATATTCCTTTATTAGAAAATACAAAAATAGATTGCATAATTTATAAAAATGGTATATTACTAAAATTACAAATTAAAACAATTCAAATGGATAGAGGATATAAAAAACTTCCTGTTAGAAAGATTAGTCATAATCAAGGAGAGTATAAAGTTCATAATTATACCTCTGATGAAATAGACTTCTTTATTGGAACTGATGTAGAAACAGAAGATTTATATATAGTTCCTATTTCAATAATAGAACAATACAAATCTGCAATTTCAATTAAAACATTAGAACCTTATAAAAATAATTTTGCTCTATTGGAGCCTCAAGTTGGAAACAATTTGAGTGGATGCGATGATATCGGTGAAACCTTAACTGGCAATACCGAGGGAATAGAATAATATTCTAGCCCGTAGAGAGTAGATAATCGCACACCTAAGTTAGAAATAATATGGTGAAGATGTACTCCAGACCACAAACTACAGTATCCAGTAGGTAGTGAAAACTATAGTGGTAAGCAAAACCGTAGAAGGAGGGTCTCCAAAACCCTAGGTGTGGGTTCGAATCCTACAGCCCCTGCCATATGTTACTTGTAGTTCAACAGTAGAACACTAGACGATTAATCTAGCAATCTGGTGCAATTCCAGCAAGTAGCTATATCATAACCTTCCTATGGCGAACTTTATAGTTCGCTTAATGAGAATTTTATATATAATAATTTTAAAAATATAAATAAGTATAAATAATAATAACATTTTGATAAAATTCTCATTAAGGAAATTATAAAGATTTCCGCAATGGGGATGTTTAGGTTTCGACAGGAATTGATGAAAAGTTAGAATACAAGTACTAGGCAGTTAGTTAAAAGGCAAACAAATAAAAATAAATGGAAACTTATTTACAAAAATTTCTAATAAAGTTAAATCTTTATTCGCATCTAATTGCGTAGCCTTTGCGTAAGACTAAGAAACTTCTATGTTAAGTACCAGTAGCGGACAGGGAAACGCATAGTCGTATTAACAATTCAAAGACCGCCATTATAAGGTCAGCTATCTATGCCAGCCGCCTTTAATGACTTACTTTTTGCATAGACTTGCTCTTGAGATTTGTATATGGTAAAGAGTAGAGATAGAACGGTATACACAAAACTTGTAAGGTAAGAATGAGATTTCTAATTAGTAATTGGTTTTTGGACGTGGGTTCAAACCCCACCATCTCCACCATGGTTCCGTAGCTCAGCTGGTAGAGCATTTGACTTTTTAGACTCAAGTAGATATTACATCGGGAAGACGGTGAAAATATGTTGAGTAGTCATTTTATCGGAGAAATTACAGAGCAACAAGTAGCTTTAGAGTTTTTAAAACTAGGAATTTTAATATCTAAACCTCTTGTTCAAAGTTCTAAATATGATTTTGTAGCAGATATAAAAAATAAATTATATAAAATTCAGGTAAAAACTTCTACTATTGAAGAAGAAGGGAATTATTTTTCTTTTGCTACATCAACAAGTCATACCAATACAAAAGGAACAATTAATTTACATTATTTACCAGAAGAAGTAGATTATTTTGCAACTATTTGTAATAATCAGTGTTATTTAATTCCATATGAAGTATGTGGAAGCAGAGCTCAAAGACTTAGATTAAAACCTACTAAAAATGGACAAATAAAAGGAATAGTTTTTGCTAAAGATTATAAATTGGAGGATATTATAGAAAAGATGTAATTATCTGAAGGACTAAAAAATCAAAGGGTCCTGAGTTCAAATCTCAGCGGAGCCACCATTTTAAATACACCATTAGCTCAGTTTGGTTAGAGCGCGCGCCTGATAAGTGCGAGGTCTAAGGTTCAAGTCCTTAATGGTGTACCATTTTGTCTACTTACTCAAGCTGGTAAAGAGGACAGATTGCTAATCTGTTAGATCGATTTTGTCGGTGCGAAGGTTCAAATCCTTCAGTAGACGCCATTATCTATGCGTATTTTGGTAACTACTAGCCAAGCCTGAAGCTAGCGGGTAGAGGTAATAAATAGGGAAAAACTCTCTTATAAGTGTAAATCTTATCGCATAGTCCAAAGGTTTTTTATCTTGTTTTCCTTAAAAACTAGATATTCCTTTCTTTAATGCGGCGTTTAATCACCATAAAACGAGTTTCCGCATTGTATATATATTTTTGGTTTAATTAAACTTTTGTTTGGTTAAACCTTTATTTTTGATTTTTTATTAAAAATATTATATAATATATATGTAATAAAAAAGGAAGCGATAAAAAATGAAAGAAAAATTTTTTAATAAAAAAGTAGATTATTTTTGGGAGTTTGAATATCCATTTGGAGAAGTATTTTTAAAAGAGATTTTCCAAGATAGTTACAAAAGAAAATATTCTATGGTTGGAGAAGGTATTTTTAACTTAGTTTTTTTAGAAGATAAAATTTATGATATATCTTTTAAGAAAACAAATAGTTTTATGCCAAATGATGGAAAGTCTGCTTTGAGAGATAAAGGAAAAGATTATATTGTTCAAAAAATTGTTGAGGCTCTTGAAAAAGAAAATGTAAAATATACGGTCAACTCAGGTAAATATATTACCTTTGAAATTCAAAATAATTATATTGCAAAGGTAGAAATTGTTAAAAAAACAAAAATGCCTCAATAAAAAAATATTTGATAAAAATTAAAAATTATAATATAATATATATGTAATAAGAAAAGGAGTGATAAAAATGACAAAGAAAGAAAGATTTGATACTTTTGTAAAAGAATTAGGAGAATTAACAAAAAAGTATGACATAGAAATATGGGGATGCGGATGTTGCGGTAGTCCAAGTCTATTTGATTTAAAAAATGAAAAAGCAACTATTTCAGAGGATTTAGCTTGGAACGATGAAAAACAAGAGTATGAATATGAACTTGTAAAAAATGCATTCAATCAGATCAAAGATTTTTAATTAATTTTATTAAAAAATTATATTATAATATATCTATCAAATGAAAAAATAAAAGAAAATATTAAATTGACTTTTATTAAAAATTTTGATATAATATATATATAAAGAATAAAAAGTTTAAATATAGTGGTGATAATATATGGAAGAGCAATGAAAAAGATACTATAAAAATTATTCTGTAAGTAATTTAGGAAGAATTCGTAATGATAATACTAATAATATAAGAAAATTAATAAAAAATAGTTATGGATATTTAAGAACTAATATTACAGATAGAAAAAATAATACCCATAAAGAAATAAAAATTCATAGAGCTGTAGCAGAATTATTTATTCCAAATCCATATAATTATCCACAAGTAAATCATATTGATGGAAATAAAGAAAATAATTGTGTAACTAATTTAGAATGAGTAACTGCAGCACAAAATACTCAACACGCAATAAAAATGAATTTAAGACCACAAAATATGAGTAAAAATTAAATGGTTATATCTCCATAAAAAAGATACAATGAGGGCTGTGTCACTCAAGTTAACCAAGTTAAAGTTTTTCTGGCAGATTGATCACACCGTTTAGTGAGGTTTGGGCGTAAGAAACCTCACCGCCGCTATGGTGAAAGAGATAGACAGTCGCTTAGCTATTGCTTAACTGTAAACTGAAGGAATAGTGAAAACTTATAAATAACATATTCTGGAGTTTTAACGAATTAACATTCGGTTTCTAGTGTGACTCCGAAGAAGCTCACCAATTAAATGGTAAAAGAGGCAGAAAAAAACTTAGCCGTGTAGAGAATATGGCTCTACAATGTAATAATTTTTTGCTCATTGACCTAGTTGTCAAAGGAGCGGAGAGTAAAAGCGTACTCGTTAATTGGAATTAATAGCTCCCAGTCTAGTTTTGGTAATTTTAATAGTAAAACAAAAATAGAAAAACGCTTATAATTTATATAAATGCTATTAGACAGATAATGCTGTTATCGTTAGAGGATTGATGGTAATCCGTGCTGACGGACTTTAATATTCAGCAAGTAATGCCGATTGTCATTAAGATACAATCCAAATCCTTTATATGCCGTCTTAGCCGAATGGTAAGGCAATTCACTTGTAATGAATAGATTGCGGGTTCGACTCCTGCAGACGGCACCATATGCGGGTGTAAGTTAACGGTAGACTGAAAGCCTTCCAAGCTTTATACGAGGGTTCGACTCCCTCTACCCGCTCCATTAATATTTAAAAATAAAATAATTTTGGGCGTGTGGCGGAATTGGTAGACGCACAGGACTTAAAATCCTGCGGGTGTTAAAACCCGTGTGAGTTCAAGTCTCACCATGCCCACCATATTTATTTAAAAAGATATTAACAATGGCTTACACCGCGGGAAAGTCGATGCCCTAGGGAAATAAGAAGCGGCTGCCAAAAGTTCGTTGTGTAAGTAAGGTTTGTAATATATTGCGGTTAATACCGCTTTTGGGTAGGTACCAAAGCGGTCAACTGGGGTGGACTGTAAATCCATTGACATTCGTCTTCGGTAGTTCGAATCTACCCCTGCCCACCATTAATTATGCTTGATTAGCTCAGCAGGTAGAGCGCCGGACTGTTAATCCGTAGGTCGTAGGTTCGAACCCTACATCAAGCGCCATTAAGTTAATAAATGGCACGTTATTCTAGTTTTTATGCAAATTATTGCAAAGGAAAACTTCTAGAGCGAATATTTATTTAAGATTAAAGTGTGTACTAAGTGGCAATCAAGTCGTATGTAGAGTAATCGCATATCAAAATTTTAAAGCGAAAGCGCAATTTCAGTAATGAATTGTAATTTATGGAGAAAATCAACTTGACCTAAGACACAGAATTAATTAAATAAATCGCCATTTTAAAATATAAATTGATTATTATAAAAAATTATAATATAATATATATGTAAATAAAAAAACCATAATAAAATTCTTGTTGGTATCTCAATGGCACAGAGAGTAAAGAGTGTTGATTGCTACAACCGCCAATATATTATCATGGCCGGTTCGTCAAGAGGTTAAGACACAACCCTTTCACGGTTGCATCGCGGGTTCGAATCCCGCACCGGCTACCATATATTTATGAAAAGGAGCTGATTAAATTTGGCATACATTTATAAAATAATAAATAAGAAAAATAATAAAATTTATATTGGAAAAACAGAGTTTAGTATTGAAAAAAGATGGAAAGAACATCTTAGAGATAGTAAAAAGAATTTAGATAGACCTCTTTATAGAGCAATGAATAAATATGGAATTGAAAATTTTGATATTGAACAAGTAGAAAAAACAGATAGTCCAGTAGAAAGAGAACAATATTGGATTGAATATTATGGCTCTTTTAAATATGGATATAATGCAACAAAAGGTGGAGATGGTAGATCATATTTAGATTATGATTTAGTAATTTCAACTTATAAAGAATTAAAAAATGCAACTGAAACTGCTAAAAAATTAGGAATTTATGAAGAAAGTGTCCGCAATATTTTAAAAGCTCGTAATGAATATATTTATTCTAGTTCAGAGGTTAATCAAATGAAGTTAAGTCATATAATTAAACAATATAATTTGAAAGGGCAATATATTCAAAGTTTTCCATCTACAAGAGCAGCTGCAGAAAGCATAAAAGGGAAAAATTGTTCACATGGAGTTATTTCTCATATAACAGATGTATGTAAAGGAATACGAAAAACTGCATATGGTTTTATATGGAAATTTGAAGAAGAATAGTTATTGAGTATGGCGGAATAGGTAGACGCGGGCAAGAGGTAGATTAGACATTTACTTGACAAATGGGATACCCTTAAACACTTTGCTAGGCAATAATATGAGTCAAGGGATAGAAGGATAAGTCCTAGTGGAAAACTAATCTATATAGGGTGCAAATCCTTATTACTCAATTAATATATAAATAATATATAAAAAGACACGAACAGCTAAGTAATTATCGCTTTTTTAGGGTAAAAGTAAAAAATTATGTCTTGTTATGGTGATATGGTCTAGTGGTTATGACGGATGCCTGTCACGCATCAAGTCGGGGTTCAATTCCCCGTATCACCGCCATTATTGCCCGGTAGCCAAGTGGTAAGGCACCACACTTTGACTGTGGCATTCCCCTAGTTCGAATCTAGGTCGGGCAACCAAATTTGATATTTAATTTATAGCATATGGATCGGCACCCATCCGACTAGAGTACCATATGAGCTAGATACATAATCCAAATAGTGATTACATGTGGGATGTACGTTTGAACTTATTTACTAAGGAGTAGCATGACTGAGGATTAACTAGAGATAGTATCAAATGTAGGCTAGTATTTTATAAAAAGTGAATTAAGCACAGTATCTTAATCTTATATAGTTGAGTTCGAATAAACTATATAATGAGGACGGACCCAGGAGCATGCCTTTAAGTTGTCTCCCGCGATAGGGATTTAGTTTAATGATAAAATAATGGTCTCCAAAACCGCAGATAGGAGTTTGATTCTCTTAATCCCTGCCATGGCTGGATAGCTCAGTTGGTAGAGCACGAGACTGAAAATCTCGGTGTCCCTGGTTCAATTCCAGGTCCAGCCACCATTGTTTGATTTTTAATAAAAAATATAATATAATATATATGTAATAAAAAATAAATGTTCTTTGAAAATAAAATTATTTGTTGTTTGAATAAGAATGGTATCGTTCTAAAAACGGCTATTCACACGAACTCAAAAGGTTCGTCATATATCTCGGAAGAGAGAGGGAATAGTGCTGTCGAATTAACAAGCATAATGCACTATTGATTTCGTGGGTTAAAATTATGTGCGAGTTGGCGTCGCAAACAGATTGAGGCAAATCCTTGGTGGTTGAAATAAGAAAGCAATAGGTAGCAGGCATAAAACCATCGGCAAATGGCAAAAAGAGAACCTTGTATGTTGAAGGTAACCAATCCTTTCTACACAATATGCTGAAACTAAGGCCATAGTGGAGGCGTGTAGTAGCTTTATACTTATTCATTATATCATTGAGATACGCTGGAAGATGTATCTCTCCACTGTTTGTTCGACTTGCGGTGGATACACTAAAAACAGTAGATGCTGTAAGTGGCTATGGTCATAACGATTGAAATATCGTCAAGAGCCTGATGAGGCGAAGTGAGTAGGCGAAGGTATAATGAGCGTAAGAAAAGCTGTGGGCGACTGGACATATGCTCGAGTGTGACCGTGCCGGGCGCACAAAGAGAAGTGAATGTTAACGGTTGAAGCGTGTAAAAGCGTGTATAACAGTGAGGCTCATGGGCATACTTGAAATCCGTTATGATAGAGATGAATTACTGAAACACATAGTTTTGGGTGTTTTGAACTCCAATCTATGCTTAGCTTATGGAATATTGGTTTCCATCCAATGGCAAGCTCATTGGTGGCAGAATATGCGGTTAATTTGTAAAAGACTTGTAGGTAAAGAAATAAGTCCTACCAAATAATTTTATTTTCAAAGAACATTTTTTTAATTTACTAAATGTAGATAATAATAGTCAATGCTATACAACCAGCAACCGAGGTGATCGCATTGATGAAGGTAAAAACTAATCAGTGGCTTTCCTCGGTGGAACTCTGATGCCCGCGTATTATCTATATTTAGAGGATTAAGAAAATTCTTAGGGAAAGCTGCTGGTAAACCCTATCCAACATAAAGCAGTATGCAAATAAGAGAGCAAGAGACACATACAGGTTGGTGTGATGTGGTGAGCTGTCGTAATGCGACCCGCGTGCGAAGTCATCCCTTATACTAATTATATAATTATCGCACATTCGTTTAGGTGATTAGGATATGTTCAAAATGGGACACAAAGCATATCTGTCTCTCTTGCGGCTAGGATTAGTTGTTGCCGCAAGAGTGCTAAACGCATATTAAAATGAGGTGAAAATATGATACTTAAACCTAATAAATATTTAAAAGAATTAGGAATAGACGAACACTATTGGCTATTTGATAAAAGTAATCAGGATGATCCTAGGTATGTTCCTAATGAAGAAGGCTTTATAGATGCTGAACATTTTAGTCTAGATACAAGCTTAAATTTATATATTTATTCTCAACTTTGTTATTTTAAAGAACATTGTCTTTACGGAACACCAATGGGAATGTCTATTGAAAAATGGACCAATATCTTAGACGCTATGATTGAAGCTTTTCGTTTATTAATTATAGAAGAACAGATAGAGCCTTGGCAATCAAAGAAAGAAAGACATATATTGAGTAAAAATAAAGAAAAGAAAATTAATTATGGAATGAGATTATTTATAAAATATTATAGACATTTATGGTATTAATATTATAAATAATTATGCCGTATGTCCGGGTGGTGAGGAGGCGGTCTTGAAAACCGTTGGTCTGAAAGGGCTTGCAGGTTCGAATCCTGTGTGCGGCGCCATATGTCCTTTTAGCTCAGTTGGATTAGAGCATGGCTCTTCTAAAGCCAGGGTCCAAGGTTCGAATCCTTGAAAGGACGCCATATTGGAGCGTTAGCCAAGTGGTAAGGCATGGGACTGCAACTCCCTGATCGCAGGTTCAAATCCTGCACGCTCCTCCATTTAAAAATAATTATTTTAATATAGTGGCGGCGGATTCCCTGACCCGTATAAGTCCAATCTCTAGAAACTTTTGAAGCCTAGAGAAAGCAAAGGGGAAAAGTTGAAAGTATCTTTTAATAATTGAAATGCAGTTGAGTTTCTAGATACGAAGGCATAGAAATTATTATAAAAACATAGGCTCGGTCGGGTTATGAGTTTGTTAGTTCGCGGAAAACCCGAATGCCCAGGTCGAAAGTAGTGGTGTACTTAGATGGCTGAAACCGAAATTAAATTGTGAACTAACATCTATGCGGATATATATCAATTGGTTAGATAGCTTGCCCTACAAGCAAGATGTTCTAGGTTCGAGTCCTAGTATCCGCACCATTTAATTGACAAAAATAAAAATTAATGATATAATATATATGTAAAATAAAAATGTGGATATAGTTTAATAGAAAAACATTTGCTTGATACACAAAGTTGCGAGTTTGAATCTCGTTATCCGCATCGTTAGGAGTTTTAATTTTTCTAGATCTTGCCCATAGATGGTTATCATGGCGGCACCTTCTTAGAGTATATATTTTTATATATGCGTTTGATAAAAGGTGAGCAAGAGAAAAGTGGTAGGTGTAAACCCTATCTGGGAAGTGACTATGTTAGGAAACGAAGTAGTGATGGTGAAAAATTATTATTTCTAAACGGAATATATTTCTACAAGAGATAAAGAGAAGATTTAATCGTCTTATCTACTCAAGTGCGGTGAGGCGCAGACATGATTAAATGTTTAGAAATATATTTTATGGGGGTATAATATAAAGGCAATTATGCTACCCTTGCAAGGTAGATATTCGGGTTCGAGTCCCGGTACCTCCACCATAAATAAGACTTTCATAATATATTTATTTATAAATAATAGGCGATATTCAGCAATAGTAATTATTCTATTCGGTGGCTTTTATAGAGTGTTAAAATCGCCTAGTATATTCGGGACTTGGTCTAGTTTGGTTATGGCGCCTGGTTTGGGACCAGGAAATCGGGAGTTCGAATCTCTCAGTCCCGACCATAAAGACTATAATTTGAAAATTTTTTGACAATAATAAAAATTTTTGATATAATATATATGTAAATAGAAAATAATTTTAGACAAGAGAACTGCAAAATAACAGTAAATGTATTAGGTTTACAGAAATTAGTATTTTAACAAGTTAAGTTTAAGGAGATACTTATTGGCATTCTAAGTCTGATGCCTGACTTAGCGTAGAAAATTGTTAGATTTTGGAATTGTTGGTAGCAATAAAACGAGAGATACAAACATTCTTCTTGTCTAGGTTTTTCATTTCAATTCCCTTTCATTAAAAAACTCTTTAATTAGAGTTTTTTACTATAGAATAAGTTAATCGAAATTTCGATTAACTTATTTTTTTTGTGCATAAAAAAAGAAGAGGTTTATTCAACCTCTTCATATTGGTAATAGTATTATTTTTACGGTAATATATTATTATTTTTAGTTATCTTATATTTCTTCTTCAATATATAATTCATTTAATTCATTATCATTAAAATTATCTGCTAAGAATATAATTGAAGTATAGTAAGGTATATGTTCTTCTTCTGTTTCAGTAGAAGGCACATACACATCATTAATATCTCTAATATGTTTATTGTTATCTGCTATTAATATTTTTTTATTTCCATATTTTCTTATTTCCATAATCTTTCCTCCTAACTAATAGTCCAACCTTTAGCAGTAGCATTTGTTAATGCTTGTTGTCCTTCCGTACTTGTTAATTTTACTAAGTTGGTATTTCCCAATACTACTTGTTGGGTTTTACAACCTTTTGTTGCTATATCATATAAATTGTTTAATACATTTATTAATGATTGTTCTGTTAATTTAGTACAAGCAGATAAATCTAATTTGTAACTTGAGTAATTAGCATTTTCTCCCGTTGAATATGCTTGCCCTAGATTTTTAAATCCTCCGAAATTTACTACATTAGAAGAATTAACAAAAGCATTATATACACTTGTAACTTTACCTGCATCTAATTCTGGAATGGTTTCTAAATTAGAACAATTTGAAAAGATACTTTGAAAACTATTACATGTACTAGTGTTAATAGATGGAACTTGTTTAATCATCTTACGAATTTCACACATTTGATAGTTCATTTTTTCTATAAAGTAATCATTAATATTAACACCACTTGTTTCAACTGTAACTTCACTATAACCATCTAAATTATCATCACTTGCTTTATATGTTCCATTTTCAGTAATTGTTTTTGTGCCTAAAACAGCACTACTTGTAGATATTTCATTAATTTTGCTCGCATAAGTATCGATTGTTCCATCTCCAACTATTACACCTTTATTTTCTATAGAAGTTTTAATACTTGTTTTTGCATTTTGAAGCCTTGTAATTTCATTTGCTATACTCATATTAAATACCTCCTAACAAACTTTCTATTGTTCCTAATTTAGTATCAATTTCTAATTTTGTATAAACATCATTACTGTTTGCTTTTGAATTCAAAGTAGATTTAATTTCTGTATCATTATAATTATTTAAACTTTCTAATTTTGTTTTTAAATCATCAGTGAAATCATTAGTTGAAAGTCCTTTACCTTCAATTTTATCTACTTTCGTATTTAATTCGGTTACTTTTGCTAATTTAGTTGCTCCACTAATTGAAGTTCCTCCAGTATACACATCTCCTTTAAACCAGGCAACACCTTTTTTACTTAAAGTATGTGCATTTGACCTTGTAGTACTACTAGTTCCATTTCCTACAACAAGTAAATTTATTTGGTCTCCAGCGTTAAATTGTCCAAGGGCAATTTGATAATCTCCATGGGCTACCGCTCCGTCTCCTACAGCAACTGAATTAGTTCCATCTGCAATTGCTTCATATCCTATTGCGGTGCAATAATCTTTATCAGCACGACAATCATGGCCTATTGCAACACTTCGATTTCCTTTAGCACGAGCTATAGGACCTAAAGCAATCGAATAATATCCTGACGCAGTAGCTGATTGACCTATTGCGTTTGTATAAAGACTTTTTTTAGTTGTATTATATTTTAAACCTTTTATAAGCGGAAGCTCATTAACTTCAGTTTTAGTATAATAACTACTTAAATCAATATTAACACCTAATTCATCTCATTTTTCACCTGTATAAGCAACATTCATACCAGTATCTTCTAAGTTGTATACATCTCCAATAGTTAAATTTTCAGTTGGTAAAGCTTCTTTATTAGCAACACTTCCTTTATATTTATAAATTGAAGATACTTTATTATCAACTTCTGATTTAGTATAAACATCTGCACTATTTGCTTTTGTATTTAATTTACTGTCCATCTCTTCTGTGACATAATCTTTTACAAATTGTTGAGTTGATAAATAATGTTCTTGTACTGCTCCTTGAGTATAGCCAAAAGAAACAGTTAAAGCATCGTTTTCTCCCTCTCCTGCGTCTTTCCAAGCTACCATATATTTAAAAGTAATGAAATGTTGACCTGAAGGAATGTCATACATAACAGATCCAGAAGTAGAAGTTTCTCCTGTAATTACTTTATATGCATTTTTAGAATCGTTCCAGCTATTTGCAGCGACTGTTGTATCTAATTTTGAAAAGACGGCTGTATCATCATACTTACATTCTAAACTATAATTAATTGAAACTCTAATAGTTTTTTCTCCAGGATTATTAAGAATAAACTTTCCAAGTGCATAAGAGTTATCATGGGCACCATTTGTAGATACATAATCGTCCCCTCAAGACATTTGTTTAAGCGTAAATCCATATGTTCCACCAGTTTCTCCTTCATATCTAACGAATTCTATTTCAGTTGGATCCTCTTCATCAATTGTGATAACGGGTTCTGTAAGTACTCTCTGAAATTCTTTTTCTAATTGATCAGGACTTATAGAATATTTTCCTTCTTTTAAAGTTTTTACCATATATCCTTTTGAAACAGGACTTCCTTCATAAACTGGGCTATAATAGCCACCATAGTTTTCTGTTGTTGATAAAAAATTTAATTTATCATCATTAGGCTCTAATTTAGAAACTTCTATACATTTTTCATTTTCAATAATAATACTTGCATAATACGAAAATAAGCTATACTCCGTATTATTATAATCAACACTGCACGTATTTCTTGGAAAAGTATGAACTGTTAAACGAATTTTGTCTCCTTGTGTTGGATCAATTTGAACATCTGCATTCATATAAATAGGATTTTGAGCATTTGGTGTTTTTACCAATAATCTTGTCTTACCTTCTGATGCAACAAAATTTGCATAAAATTCATCAAAAAGAGAAAGGTTATCTGTATTTTCTTCACTACTTAAACCATCTCATAAAAAAGTTTTTCCAAATAAAGAATTAATTTCTTCTTTAGTATAATAATTTGTTAAATCTGGATCTACAGTAGGCATAAAACCAGCATCAATAATTGAGCCATCACTCATATGGCATAATAAACTACCATCTGTATCAATAGATAGATTTACTACAGAAATACCAGCTGCACCGTCTTTTCCGTCTGCAGGGACAGGGACTATAACAGTAGCTTTTGAACCATCATTTAAAGTAAAATTAATATTAGTTCCATCTACTTCAACACTAGAAAAACCTGCAGCAACTTTATTAGCATAATTTTTTGCTTGAGTTAATGTTATTAAGTCCATATTACTGTAACACCCACTCTTTCTTACTATTTAGCATATATAATTCTTTACTGTCTATGATATAAGCAACACTGCCTGGGCAGCATTCGCCAGTATTTATATTTGCTAAGTCATCTTTTGTATCTAAAACATATTCTTTATAATTATAATCTGTTCTAGATCCTTGTTTAACTAACATAAAAATTCCTCCTTTTCTAAATCTATATAAAAAATGGCGGAAATGTTTTATCCTAATTTGACCTTAATTTTTGACAAATAAAAAAAATAATGATATAATATATATGTAAATAAAAAATTCTTGGAAAAGAATTGAGAGGAGAATATAAAATGAACGGATTTATTGAAAATTTAAAAAAAGAGACTAATTTTACAGAAACTGAAAATGGAGCAGTAGCACATAAAACAACATTAAATGCAGTATATGATATGTTTGCTTTAGGTGGAGCGTATAGAAAAAGAAGCGATGAAGATTGCATCGTATTATTTCAAAGAGCTTTATCTGAAGATCCTATAATGGCATTAAAATGTTTATTTTATTTAAGAGATATCCGCGGAGGTCAAGGAGAAAGAAGATTTTTTAGAGTTTGTTTTAATTGGTTAGCAAAAAACTATCCTGAGATAGCAAAAAGAAATCTTATAAACATACCTGAGTATGGTAGATATGATGATTTATATTGTGTTGAAAATACTGAAATTGAAAAAGATATGTTTGAAATAATTAAAAAGCAATTAGAATTAGATATGGAATCTCTTAGTAAAAGTGATAATGCAGGGGTATCTTTATTAGCAAAATGGGTAAAAAGTGAAAATGCTTCTTCTGTTGAAACTAATAGACTTGGCAATAAAACAAGAGAATATTTAAAAATGTCACATAAACAATATAGAAAAATGTTATCTATACTAAGAACTAGAATTAATATAGTAGAAAAACTAATGTCTGAAAATAGATGGAATGAAATTGAGTTTGATAAAATTCCTTCAAAAGCAGGATTAATATATAGAAATGCTTTTGCTCATAAAGATATTATTGCAGATAAATATGCTAAATTTATTGCAAGTAAAGACACAAAGGTAAATGCGGCAGCTTTATTCCCATATGAAATTGTAAAAAAAGTAACAGATAAAATTGATCTTTGGCGTGGAGATTTAGATATTACCGAAACAGAAAGAGAAACATTAGAAAAATATTGGAAAAATTTACCTGATTATTTAGAAGGCAAAAAATGCAAAATTCTTACTGTTATAGATACATCTGGATCAATGACAAGTTCAAATGGTTCTGTTGCTCCAATTGATGTTGCAATTTCATTAGGAATGTATTGTGCAGAAAGAATTGGAGAACCTTTTAATGATAAGTTTATATCTTTTGCTTCAAGACCAGAATTTATAGAAATTGAAGGAGTAGATTTTGCAGATAAAGTTCGTAGAATTTATCAAAAAAATCTTGTAGATAATACTGATTTAAGAGCGGTTTTCAATTTATTAAAAGAGGCAATTATTAATGCAGGATCTGAAGCAACAGATATTCCTGAGACCATTATAGTTATTAGTGATATGGAAATTGATGGCGGAAGTTATTGGCGTTCAAAAAATCAAGTTCAAACTGAAATGGAAAATATTAGAATGGAATGGGAAAATGCTGGCTTAAAAATGCCTCATTTAGTATATTGGAATGTTGATGCTAGACACAATACAATATTAGATGGAAATGAAAACACTACTTATGTAAGTGGTTGTAGTCCAGTAATTTTCCAAAGTGTGTTAACTGGAAAATCAGGAATTCAATTTATGAAAGAAAAACTAAATTCAGAAAGATATGAACAAGTAAGATAATTCTTACTTGTTTTTTATTTATTTTTATGATATAATAATAATGTAAAAATTAAGGAGGGATATATTATGGCAACATTTTTAAAAGGCGATATTCACGGTAATTTATTTGAAATTATAGATTTTATAAATAGATTTAATTTAGGAAAAAATGATAATATAATTATATTAGGCGATTGTGGAATTGCTTGGAGAAAAGATAAAAAAGATCTAGCCCAAAATATTAAACTTTGGAATGAATGCGGAAATGGGGTTAAACTTTACTTTATAGATGGAAATCACGAAAACTTTAATATCTTAAATTCACTTCCAATAGAAAACAATATGGGTAAAATTGCTGATAATATATATCATCTCCGCAGAGGACAAGTTTATGAATTTGAAAATAAAAAAATATTAGTATGTGGGGGAGCAGATTCAATAGATAAATATCGTAGAATAGAAAATTTTACTTGGTGGAAAGAAGAAGCTATCTCTCAAGAAACCATAGACGATATTCCCGCAGGTCATTATGATTATGTTTTAACTCACTGTTGTCCTAGAAGTGTATTTGAAAAAAACAGAATTTATTTATCTACGCTACAATTTTTAGATGAAAATAAAATAAATCATAGTAGCGAAGATATGTTAGAACAGCTAAAAAACAAAATTACTTTTGACCATTGGTTCTTTGGTCATTATCATATTAATCGTAATTTAGATGAAAAATTCACTTGTCTTTTTGAAGACTTTATGGAGGTAAGATAAAAATGAAGAAAAAGATATATATTTTTTTAGATGTTGATGGTGTATTAAATAATATTAATTTTTGGAAAAAGAATTATTTTAAATATGGTTTTTCAGCAGGAACATATTCAATAGATGAAAAAAACATAAAAACACTAGCAAAATTACATAAAAAATTAAAAGATAAATATGAACTTCATTATGTATTGAGTTCAACTTGGAGATTAAGTAAAGATGGACAAGCTGTTATATTGAATAGACTAAGAGATAATGGTATAAAATTAGATGGTATTACAGAACCAAATAATTCTGAAGATAGGGGTAAATTAATTTTAAATTATCTAAGTAATCTTCAATCTTATGATTTAGCAATTGCTATTGATGACGATACTTTTGATATTAATCCATATCTTACAGAAAACTTTCATTTGGTAACACCAGACTTTCATATGGGACTTACTTCTTGTGAAACAAGGTTAATAAGAAAAATAATAAAGGAGATGGAGAAAAAATGGAAGAAAAGAGAGAAGGAATTTTAAGAGTTTTAAATTACTACAAACAATTACTAGAACAAAAAGGATATAAAGTTATTTATGTAGCTCTCTATGGTTCTCAAAACTATAATGTAGATGATGAAAAAAGTGATATTGACGCAAAAGCAATTGTTCTTCCTACTCTTTCAGATATTATTCATCGTAAGCCCATTTCTGCCGTACTGGAAACTGAATATGGGACAATAGATTATAAAGATATTATTACTTTCAATGATGTTATAAAAAAAGGCAATTTTAGTTATATAGAGGCAGTTCAAAGTTTTTATCGAATTGGAGATTTAGAAACTATAGACAAACTTTTTGGAAATATAAAAGTAAATTTGAAAAGTATCATTGGTGGGATGCAAGAAAAAAGAAGAGCTTTAACGCATGAATATCCAAGTAAAACAGAGGAATTTAAGCTTTGGAACTGTGATCCAAAACAATTTCATCATATATGGAGATTAGCAAATGTTCTTAATTATAATCTTCAGAATAATGAAAATCGTAGTTATTTAAGATATAATCGCAAACAAAGAGGATTTATGATAAGTATTAAAAGAAAACTAATAACATCACTAGAACAAACAATAAAAATAGCAGACAAATTAATTGAACAAGCTCAAGAAAATCTTAATCAAAGATATCCGCAATATAAATATGTGCCTATTAATAATACAGAAGCTCTTGATGACTATGTTGAGAAAGAAATAAAAAAACAATTAATTAAAAAAGATTAGTTGTTTTTTTATAAAAAATATAATATAATATATATGTAAGAAAAAAAAGGAGTGTTTTATATGTTTTTAAAAAAGAAAGTTTATGTATTAGAAGGGTATACTTGGGAACCAGATCATCAGTATCCGCTTCAATTAGAAAATATGGTTTTTACAAGTTATAAAAAAGCGAATAAGGAATTAATGAATATAAAGGAAAACCTACAAGAAGAAGCAGACACAATGGAATGGGATATTGATATTCAATGGCTTCAAGAATTTGATACTCTTGAAGTAAAGTATCCTAATGGAACTATTGATAATTATACTATCTTAGAAAGAGCTGTATTATAGGGGGTATAATATGTTTGATTTAAACAAAGATATAATTTTACAAATAGCAATGATGTCATATAATGAATAGCGGTTGCTGCGATTTTTTGATTTTTTAATAAAATTATTATATAATATATATGTAATAAATAAGGAGAGTGATAGAAATGAGTAAAATGAAATATATAAGAGATTTTATAAAGAATATTAATCCAGATTATAGGGTTAGATATGGAAATGTTTTTGAAGTAGACATTCCTGAAGAAAAAATTTTTATCACTTTAAATAAACATAAAGAAGAAGATGAAATGGTACAAAAATTCTTAGAAAAAGAATATGGAAAAAGATATAATAGTTTTATTATAGGATTACTTCATGAAGTAGGGCATATTGAAACTTTTGAAGAAGATTTAGATGAAGAAAGAGACTTTGTTTATAGTTTATTAAAAATTGATTTTAATAATGGTCGTTCAGACATAGAAAAGTTTAATAATATGTATTTTCGCATTCCCGCAGAATATAATGCAACTGCTTGGGCTGTTAATTATTATGAAACTCATTTGCAAGAATGTCAAGAGCTAGCAAGAAAATTAAATATTGATTTTTAATAAAAAATATAATATAATATATATGTAATAAGAAAAGGAGTGATAAAAATGAAAAATGTAAAATTTAATGCGAGTGAATTACTAGATAGTCTTAACAGAGAATTAAATCAAGCAGAGATTAATGAAATTTATAAAGCATTAACTGCTTATGGATTGGGACTTCAAGAAATCGATGAAGAAACAGATAAAATACTAGATGAAGTTATTGATAATGAATATTATGAAAAAGATTACATTAGAGGTATAGTTAATGAAGATATTTTAGATATTGCAGAAAAATTATTAGAAGAAAATATGAAAATTGAGGAGGAATTATAATGATAAAAATGACTTATGAGGGTAAGAAATATGATTATGGAACTGTCGGAAGCCAGATGTATGATATAGAAACAAAAATAGAGATGGATGAAGACTGTAGTGTAGATGATGTTATTATTGCTATTGCAAAATTAATGAATATTGCTACATACCACGTTTCTGTAAATACCATTAGAAGTGCGTGCGATCGCATAGAAGAAGAATATGGCGATGGAAGAATAATTTAATTGACAAAATAAAAAAATAATGTTATAATATATGTATATAAATAAAATCTATATTCCTGTGGCAACTCAAAAAGAGAAATCCACACGGGGGCCCGAACCCTCTATGCTGATTAAGTTCTGGCATATGACAGAGAATGCGGTTAATAAAATTGTAGGGATATAGGACCGGGACAAGAGGGAATGCATACATTATCTGCGGCTACCATTGAGTAACAAAGATAGTGTGAGGACTGAGCTTGCGGTATATAAATGGGGCGAGAAAGATATGGAAAATAAATAGGCAGATGTGTCTACCATCACCGCCAAAGGGTATTGCCGAGCAGCGACCAGGTTAGGCTGTAATTAATATAGAATTTATATGCGGGTGCCGAAAGATAAACGGACGTAAGAAAATAGAGGTACCGAAGTTGGAACGTCAGGGTTGTTATCCCTGCGGCAATTCTTAGAATATGCTGAACAAATTAAAAAAGGCTACGCAATCCATATAGGTATGTTGGAGAGGTGAGACGCCTACCCCCGCATTTGCATCAATAGAGATTTATAAATCAGGGTCTCCGCAAGGAGAGAAGGAAATAAAAAGGTTATCCTGAGTTTCTATCTTCTCTATTGATTTTTTATTAAAATTATTATATAATATATATGTAAGAAAGAAAGGAATTGATAGATATGGAAAAGAAAAAATTTGTTTGTAATTGTGAAGGAGTATGTCCAGTATGTGGAAAGAGAGATCTCGAATGGGGATATTCACAATCTAATGAAGAAGAAATTGGATATGATTATGTTTGTAAAAATTGTGGAGTAGAAGGAACAGAATATTATAAATTGGTTTTTAATGGACACGTAATATATCATAATGATACAATTGAAGTTACAGAGGATGTAAATGATTATATTGCTCCTGAAGCATAATTTATTGAAAGAAGAGGAAATTATTATGGAATGGTATGTTTTAAATTATAATTTTAACGAGAGAAAGATTGAATTATTTAATATATTTAGAAGTGTAAGATTTACTAGAGGTGTTAAGGTTTTATTAGAAAACTATATTACTTTTGATGATTTTGTAGAAAAATTAAAAAATGAAATTAAGTATAGTTTTTGGTCTAAGCGAGAATACGAAATCTCTGTTGGAGATGCATTTTGTGGAGAAGAAGAATTAGAAAAGTGGGATGTTTCTATGCAAGTTCTTCCTAATATAAAAATTCTTGCAAAATATATAATTGACTTCTATAATAAAGAAGAAGTTGAAAAATAATAAAAAATATTATATAATATATATGTAAATAAAAAAGTAATAAAATAAATAGCGATTACCGCATAAAAGAAATTATTTGATTATTTATAAAAAATATATTATAATATATATGTAATAAAAAGTTCATAGTTTATAGTGTGAAAAACAGTTAGCGAATGGCTAAAAGAAGTTATATCAAAATTAACTGAACTAAATTATATATATAAAATGGAGTTTGTGAAACCCACTAAGTGAACAGGGTAATGCTTAAACAGAGGTTCTCCGTTATCAAAAACTACGGCAATAAGTCCACTTCGGGGGAGCCAGAGATGGGAACTGGCGGAAATGGTTATATCCTAAATTCATCACAGCGGCTTTGTCTTAATGAGTAGTGCATTACCATTGAGAATACAAAAGCAAGGGCGTATGAGACCAGCGGCTACAGGTTGGAATATAAATGATGATGTAGTAGGCTGCAAAGGTGATCTCAACCGCAACTAGCAGGCTTTAAGGGATAGTGAAAAGAGAGCTCTACGCACAGCAGAGGGAGCTAAAAGATTGTGCTGCTGTATCAATAGTATATTAAAAGTGAACATATGAACAACCGCGGAAATGTCATATGAGAGGTTGCCAGAGGAACTGGTTTGCCGACCGGGAGGGCAAAAAGATACGATAACTGGACAGGAGTCATGACCTGCAGAATTGCGGATATGAAGGAATAAACAGTGATCCGCCGAAAAGACCAAAAATATAATTAAACTATTGATTTTATAAAAAAATTATTATATAATATATATGTAATAAAGAAAAGATAACTTTTATAAGTTATAATAATCTAGTCTGTTGGTTCCAGTCCGAATATAGTAGGAAAATAACCAAGCGAATTAGTTCGCTTTAAATATATTAATAATCTCTTGGTGTATGGAAGAGCCTCAAAGCCAAAAGAGAGAATGAGTATCGGCGGTCCGAGTTGAAGGCTTGTAGGGCGGATACCTCACTTAATATATTTAAAGAGAATTAATTCAATAGCAAAATTAATTCTTTCTTAAAATTATAATTGTCGGTAAGAGAGACGAACGACACTTGAGTACGGTGAAAGTCCAGAATGAAGCCTAGTAGTCTATAACGAACTTTTGCGAAGTGTGCTAGTCGTTAAGCACATTGACCTAACTATCGAAAAGAACTTAGCCCTCCTTGTGGCACAGGTAGCAAGGCGTTAAAATGGCGGCAATTATGATTTTAAGAGAGAATTAAGGTTCTCATTTGATAAAAATTAAAAATTATAATATAATATATATGTAATAAGAAAGGGAAGTGATAGTTATGTGGAAAGTTTATAGATATGCTGAAAAAGATATGGTTGATGCAGACGGATATGTTATATACTCAAAAGATACTTGGTATTTAGTAGGGGATTATGATACAATAGATGATGCGGCAAGTGTCGTGAAGCATGAAATTTACCTATATAATTGCACTTGCCAAGATGGTGATGCTAATCCTAAATTCAAGATATTAAGTGATTTTGATAGCGAATTAGATGATTAGTTGATTTTATTAAAAAATTATTATATAATATATATGTAAAAAGAAATAAAAATAATTGGTAGTCATAGGCTTTGAAGTGAACGAAGGGATGGAAACAGCTACCATCGCCAATTATAAAATGTCGAGCCAGGGAAGAGGAAGGCTGAAAGCGACATTTCAAAAAAGCTAGGAAAGTGTTCCTCAGGACAAAGGGTAATCTTGTGATGTTGGTATCCCCTTTACAAATCCTAAAACTAATGAAAATCACAATGCGTAGAGCGACCGACGCGATATAAGAAGGCGTGCCTATGCGGATAAGGCTAAACATTTCCGCAATCACTCACTTTATTACATTTGCTATCTTTTATAGATAGCATTAGGGTAAACAATGACAATGGTGAGATCTGCGAGGGGGAACGCCTTCCTTCTACCGTATTGCTACACAAAGGTGCGTATGAGCCATGGCAAGGGAGTAGCGAGTAATGCAGACATAGTGTTTATCCTAATGGTATTTATAAAAAATTGGTTGAAGTATCCGCAAGGACTTCGTGGGAGTCGCAAACTCTCATAGAATATAAATTCTATTGGTGGAATGTGCATATAGACACGACCAAAATATAAAATGTAAGTAAAAAATACCTACCTCCATTACAAGGAAGCCCATATGCTGTAGAGGCGGAATGACAGGTGAAATTAAGTAATCTTAAAAAAGTCCAACAATTACCGCAAGTGGAATATGGCAATAGTCTGTTAGAAATGGTTCGGGACTACAAAGCAACTTGATTATTTACAAAAAATATAATATAATATATATGTAATAAATAAAGAAAGGGTTGATAAAAAATGAAAACAAAATTAATTAAAAGATTAAATGAAATTATGCTTGAGATAGTAAAAGCAAATGATAAAGAGTTAGATGCTATTGGAGCAGAATTACTTGAAATAGAAAAAAAACTTATGAAATATACAGAGAAAAGAAAATTAAATTATACTGATACTCTTTAATAAAAAAGGAAATGCTGTTCTTCATATACCGGTCGTGCGGGCGTGGTGGAACACCTAACTTACCAGTCTGGAGTGAAATGGAATTGAGTACTCTTAAAGAGAAAATATAACAGAGTAGCCACCCAAAGACCATTGGGAGCGGTAACTGGAGTCATATGGATGCATATGGGGCGATAAGGCAGCCTGAGAACAGTTGAACGGCATTTCAAAATGTTATTTGAAAATTTTAAAAAATTATAATATAATATATATGTAAAAAGAAAAGAAGTAAAAATTGGCTAGATTACAAAGGTGGAAGTGTAATATATAAGTAGAAGACCATCTCAATAGAGAAAAATAAAGCAATCCAAAAACTTAATTTGATAAAAATAAAAAAATATAATATAATATATATGTAATAAATAAATAAGACATTTACAGCAAAGTTATTTGGTAAAAAAAGGTCTGCAAAACTTAATAAAATGGTTCAAATCCATTAGCAATGTCTTAATTTATTTGAATATAGATAAAGAAAGTAAAACTGTTAACGCAACTTACCTAATAAATAAGGTGACGAGGCTGATAAAGTTTCTTCCAAGCGGTTTCCGCAAGGTCTTATAAAGCGAAAGAGTTGCATCTAATTAGGTTACATTGTTGGGGGTAATGTGCTACATAGTAGCTTCCCCGCAATGTTTATATAAAATCCATATAAAAAAAGAAAGGTTAGAGGTGAATATTATGGAAAGAATGACAAAGAAAGATTATTTTAATGAATTAAGAAAGGTTGTATTAACAGCAGGAGTAGAAAATGAAAATGAACTAGTAGATTTCATTGATAAGCAAGTTGAATTACTATCAAAGAAGTCAAATGTAAAAACTAAGGCTCAAAAAGAAAATGAAGTTATTGTTGAAAAGGTTTATGAAGCATTAGTAAGAATTGCTAAACCAGTAACTGTAAGTGAATTACAAGCTGACGCAGAGATGGCTGAATATTCAAATCAAAAATTATCTGCTCTATTAAAGAAATTAGTTGATACAAACAGAGTTGTTAAAACACAAGACAAAAAGAAATCTTACTTCTCAGTTGATGCTGAATAGTAAGTTAATATATAAAAAGGTGAGGTGCTAAAGTGCTTCACCTTTTATTTAATTAAGATCTGAACCTAAAGATCTTTAAACGGTTACTGCCGCAACAAATTTTAAAAAATTTAAGCTGTACTATTGACAAAAATAAAAAAAAATGTTATAATTAATATGTAAAAAATAAAAAATATATAAAAAAGAAATGGAGGAATTGAAAATGAAAGAATATGTTGTTAAAGGAAAAGTTATTGAAATCACTCTTGAAAATGGTAAAGTTGTAAAGGTTATGACTAGTTACATTGAAAGAATGATGGAGAAATTAGACCTTGATATGGAAGATGCAGTATTAACTTGGTTAGAAGATGAAGAATATTTAATAAACGATGAACAAGAGGAGTTGAATGGAGAGGCTAAAAAATATAAAGTAGGAATTAAAGCAACAGATGGAGCAAAAGAAAGAAAGAAAAGAGAAGTTGTTAAAAAAGAAAATCCTACAAAAAAAGCAGCTATTGACCACCTTGCAGAGGCTCTAAAAGGATTAGAAGGTGCTACTGATATAGTTATTGAAAATGAAACTAAACTTATTACTTTTAAAATCGGAGATAAAGAATTTAAACTTGATTTAGTAGAAAAAAGAAAACCTAAAGCTTCAAAATAACTCCTTTTAACTTATATAAATAACAAAAGGAGGGTAGAACAACTATGAAACAAAAATATGAATTCCGCGGATATTGTGAAATGAAAGATAAATGAGTATATGGTTATTTAATTGCGGATAATGTAATTATTGAAAAAGGTAAGGCATATATAGTAGATGAAGACTCCGTTTCAATCTGAACTAAAATGTATGATAGTAAAGGTAAAAAGATTTTTACAAACGATATTGTTATATGTGATAAAGAAATTTATAGAGTAGAGTTTTCCGCACCTGAATATATCTTAGTAGCGGCTAATGGTAGACATATCCGCTATATAACAGATGAAAATGATTTAAGAGTTATTGCAACAGACTATATAAAATAAGCAGAAACGATTTTCACCGTGTGAAATAAAATCGTTTCTTTTATTAGTAAGGAGGATATTATGAAAATTAATGTTGATTTACAATTGTTACTATACTTATTGGGGTATAGAAGTCCTATAATTTATTCTTTATGGTTAATGATTTTAGATAAGAAAAATGAAGAAGAACGAACAATTTTTATTGAAAATGCTATTAAATTATATTTAGTGGAGGGTACTGGCGATATAGATCTAGATTTAGATTCCTTAGAGTAAGAATTGCCGCATTACTTAAAAAAGAGGGGCTTTAAAAGAGACGGTTCTTTCTTAAAAGAATACGAAAAAAGCGATATTAATTTACTACTGACCGAACGAGCGAAGCGAGTGGAAATTCAGCCCGAAGGGATGAATTGACTATATAAAAGTTATTAACTCTATGTTAATAGGGGCTAATAATTTTATTAGGGGTATATCTAAAAATTTTAGGGGGCTAGGGCAATTTTCTTTAGGGGTAGGATTTCCGCACTATATTAAAAGTTGTTAACTTTATATGAACGCCTATATAAAGACAGGGTTAACAACTTTGCTTAAATAAAACTATTACTTTTTTTTACCCTATAGAATATTATTATGGCGTAAAAAAAAAGGATAGTTTTATTTAAAAGGATATTTTTGGACAAAACTATTACTTTTATATAGCATATTTTTAAATTATACTGGAGGAAAAATATGGAATTAAAATTAGGAAAAATGACTAACAAAGATTTAGCTGAATGATTTGGTATTTCGCCAAATAGTTTAAGTAAAAACATAAATGCTAAATTAGAAGAATTAAAGTATTTCGCCAATTATCATTTGGAAGGAAATAAAACAAAAAAAGTTGTAATAGATGAAATATTAGAACCAGTTTATCAAAAAAGAGGGAGTGAAACATATAATAAAGTGAAAAATAATATAGATAATGTATGGGATGAAAGTGGTTATGATACTTGTTCTAGAGTAGGTGGCGCTATATATGAAAAATTAAAAGGGGAAGATGAACATTTTAATTATGCTTTATCTACTGTCGTTAATTATACTAGAAAAGGTAGAAATGAATTATATGGTGTTCCTTTTGGAGAAGAAGGAATCTTAGGAAGTTGTGTTTATCAATGGTGTAAAAAAGATGAAGAAACTGGAAAGATAAGGGCATTAACAGAAGAGGAAAACGAAATAAAAGAACAATTACAGAAGAAATATTTTGGTAATGCAAGTGAAAAACAAATAATAGTACAAGCAATGGTTGAAAGTGGGGAATTACCTAAAGAACAAGCTTGGGAAATGTTAACTGCATTAACAAATATGAAGGGTAATAATTTTATAATGTTTTTACAAGAATTGCAAGCCATATTAGGGCATCAAGTAGTGAGAGGAACATATATAGAAAGAAAAATGTTAAAATAGTAAAGATGGTGTATTGGTGGTGGCCGACCGCAATCTATACCATATGTCCTTCGTATCATTATCGTTATCCTCATTTATTATTTTATTTTGCTATTGATTTAGCATCAGATCTAAACATATATATAGGGATGAATATTTTATCATCCCTGTTTTTTTATTTAAAAATTCGTGGCAAATTTTGCTTCTATTGATTTTTATTTAAAAATATGATATAATTATAATGGGAGAGTATTATTATTATTATATAATATAAATATTTATAAAAGTCAAGCATATAATCATGCGGCAATCGGTCATCCGGTCTTAAAAAAGCCGTTTTTTTATATTATATCATATATTATTATTTTTGTCAAGCAAAACGCTTAGTTTTAGGAAAAAAATTGCGGAAAGCGGTCAAGCAACTTTCAACAAGAAAAATCCCCATATGGTCGCGTTTACAAGGGGACGGAGCGCCACGACCGCGCTCGCGCCTTTCATTATATTTAGAAGCCATATGGAGGTTTTATTTTGGACCAGCTCAGTTATGGGAAAATAGAGAAAATGTAAAATAAGTGTAAAATTGAAAAAAATTTTCAAAAAAGGCTTGACTTTTTAAAAATTCGGCGCAGTTCGACCATGGTCGCGCCGATTTTACACCAATTTCCGCATTTTGTCAAGTGTTTTTTACAAAAAAAAAGAAGATTTTTTCTATTTTTCTTCTTTTTTCTTGCGTTTTTGCACTAAATCTACCTTAAAATCTTCATTATTTAGACTAAAAGTGATTAATTTTGCTTTATTTTCTATTGTTAAGTCTTTAATATCAAGGTTTTCAAGTGCTTTTGCTATTGTTGCAATAATCAATTCTTTTGTAGGGTTTTCCTTTTGCACTCTTTCTTTTGGTGTTTTTTTAACTACCTTTTTTTCACTTGTTGCAGTTATTTTAACTTTATTTGCTTTTGCTTTGCTGTTAAGTTCTTCTTGTTCTTCGTTTTCTAGGTAGTCATTATCTTCAAGCCACATAAGAAGTACATCTTCCATATCGGTACCAAGTGCTTTCATTGATTTATGAGCCCAGTCAGTAGAACATTTTACAACTTTTCCACTTTCTAAAGTCATTTCAATAACTTTTCCGTTTACTTTGTAATCTTTCATTTAAATCACCCTTTCTTTATTACATTATAATTATATCATACTATACCTATTTTGTCAATAGGTTTTTTGTAAAAATTATCTTTTTTCAAAAAGAAAATTCAACAAATAAATCTTATCCTCCAAAGATAAATCAGCACTAATGCAAATATCAATCCAATCCATTCCATAAATATTTTTCATTTTTATCCCTTTCCTTTCTTACATTATAATTATATCATAATAGCAAAAATAAGTCAAGGTTTTAGGAAAAAATTTTTTTAAAAAATTTTTTATTTTTCTATTGACAAAAACTCAAAAGTGTGGTATAATAAAATTTTCGGACGCTTGCGAGCGACAGCGGTCCGCGTAAATTTACATGTCAAGTGTAAAGTAAAATAAGTGTAAAGTTTACAGACAAAAGAAAAAAGTGTCAATTAGACACTTTTGATTTGAAAATATGTTTTTTTCTTGTCAACAATTCTTTCAACAAGGTCGGTATCAACAAGTTGTTTTAGTAAAGCACTGATTTTTTGATTTGACAATTCTTTTAAATCTTCATTTACTAATTGAATTTCAGTAATTGTCATAGGTTTTGCACTTTCTTGAAGAACATTTATAATTATATCTTTTATGCTATTGTTTTCTACTTGTGTTTTGCTTAAAGTAGATTTGCTAGATTTTCTATCAAGTAATTCTAATTCGTGATTAATAAAGTCTACTAGACTTTCATTTGAAGCAACTGCTCCAATTTTTAGTAATTCGTTGAAGTAATCTTTTTTAGTCATTTTTTTGTTTTCCATAGTTATCAATTCCTTTCTTTGTGGGGCTACCACTTTAACTATTTTTTTTGTAAGATTTTTCTTTTTTCTTTATCTTACATATATATTATATAATAAATAATTTGTTTTGTCAATACTTTTTTAATATTTTTTTGATTTTTTTTAAATCACTTTTTTTTGACTTTCCTTATTTATTACATTATTATTATATCATTTTTTTATTTATTTGTCAATACTTTTTTTATTTTTTTTAAATATTTCTTGCGTCAAACTCAACTTGTAAATAATCATTATAATCAAGTGTGATTTCTTCTTTTGAATACATTTCTTGTACTTTTTCTTCGGCATCTGTTAAGTTATCTGCTTTTACTTTAACCTTTCTTTGTAATGTTTCAGTAATGTAAACAATATATTCTTTTTGGTTTTCCATTTTTACACCTTCCCTTTCTTACATTATAATTATACTACTAATGAGAATATTTATCAAGTGTTTTTTCTAAGATTTTTAATAAATCTTTATCACTAATGAAAAATGGGTCATTATTAGGACAATTGCTACAAATGTAATTAAAAATTATTTGTCCTACTCTTTGTTCTGGCATTTCTTTCATTAATACCTCTAAACTATTTAAAATTACTTTTCTTGTTTCGTTCATTTTCAATCACTCCTTTTCTTATTTACAATATAATTATATCATTTTTTTAAAAATAAGTCAATAGTTTTTTTAAAGTTTTTTATTTTTTAATTTGATACTTGAGTTTTGGGAAATAGTGTAAAGTTTACGTTAATTGACATTTGGTTTACAAATACTTTACATGTCAATTTACATGTAAAATCGGCTCAAGGCCGCCGAGGCCGAGCCGCCAATTATATCACATTTTTTTCTTTTTGTCAATAGTTTTTAATAAAAAAAATAAGGTTTACACCTTATTTTACAATTAACAATTAAACACAACTTATTTTATAGACTAGTTGCCAAAGTCTAGCCCTTTTTATAAGGGACTTATTTCTCTATATAGAGAAATAAGATTTTTTCTTATCAGTAGTTTTTACTACTTGATTACTATCTACTAATTTTTTTAGTAAAGCAGATAGTTTTTGATTTGAATATTCTTTTAAAATATCGCTTTCGCTTTGTAATTCACTAATAGTGATAGGTCTAGCAATTCTAGTTAGTTCAGATAAGATAGTTTCCATTATGCTTTTGTTTTCAATTTGAGTTTTAGTTTCGCTTGATTTACTAGATTTTCTATCTAATAACTCTAATTCGTGGTCTATAAAGTCCACTAAGTCTTGGCGGTCAGCAACCATACCTCTTAACTCTTTGAAAAAGTCCTTTTTAGTTAATTTTTTTGTTTCAGCCATTATAATCATCTCCCTTTCATTTTTGGCTTTTGTAATAAATCTTTTCTTTATTACATATTTATTATATCATAATAAGATTAAATTGTCAATACTTTTTAATAATTTTTTAAATTATTTTTTTTATTAACTTTTCTTTTCTTATTACATTATTATTATAACATAATAATTTAAATAAGTCAATAGTTTTTAAAACTTTTTAAAAATTATTTTTTAGTATCTTCTTTTCCTTTCTTATTACATTATAATTATATCATTTTTTTAAAAATAAGTCAATAGAAAAATGAAAAGTTTTTTATTTGATACACCCGGGTGCGTTGTTAGATCAAGATCTAGGAAAAAAATTTTTTAAAAAAAAATATCAAAAATCACTTGACAAAATCCTAAAAGTATGGTATAATAGAAAGAACGCCTCGCGGCGATCAATCGCGAGGCGTCAAACTTACAACTCATCCGGGCGTGTCATAAATAAATAAAAATAAAAAAATTACGCAATTGCGTATTTTTTAGCCTTAGGGTTACGACCTAATTTTTTATTAGTTTTGCCCTTTCTTGCTAAGTTTTCGGCAGTTCTTGCAAATTGTGCTGCATTTTTGTCTACAAGTACCTTTGTTACATTATTATTTTTTCTTTTTGCCATTTTAATCAACTCACTTTCTTTTCTTTGTGAGAGTGGCTATCTCTCACTTACATATATATTATAACACTTTTCAGTGGAATTGTCAATATCTTTTTTAACTTTTTTATATTTTATTTGCGGTTGGTGTCGGTGTAGGTTGCCATTAGGCAACCATTTCCGCATTTACATTTTCTTTTGAAAATAGAAGTTTATCCATTTTTTTATGTTGTTTTATACAATAAGCAAGGATTTCTTTTTCAATAAGTGTATCTTCAAGTCCTGTATGATTTTCTTTAAAATCTTTATCTTGTGTGATATATTGATAAATAATTTCAGCAGTATATCTTAAACTACCATTTTTTGTAAGATAGCCATTTTTTTCACAAAATCTTTTATATGTAGGCATTTTACCTAATACAGAACGAGCCATTTTTAAAGTGTCCCACCATTCAATATATGGTAGCATTGAATACTCTTGAAGATATTTTTTTGTTGTTCCTAGAACTCCAAAATCAAATCTAGCATTGTGAGCAACTACTGTTGTAATATTGTACTCTTGTAGAACTTGTCTTATAATATAAGATATTTGTTTCCAAGTTTTTACAACTCTTGAACCAGTAGCAATTTCTTGAAAGTAATTAGGTATCTTATTTGCATAATATGAACTTTGCATTTTTTCATAGTGTTCTCCGAAAAAGATTTCACTAACTATATAAGAACCTGTTTTATATACATTTCCTTTTTTATCTACTATACAATAACCAATATCATATACTAGCATATTTTCAGGAGTTACGCCATCAACATTTCTATCAATAGGACAAGTTTCAGTATCTAGTACCATAAAATATTTTTTTCTTTTATCAATTTTTTTCATTTTCAAATCTCTCTCTTTCTTTATTACATTATTATTATATCATTTTTAGTATCTTTTGTCAATACCTTTTTATCATTTTTTTTTATTTTTTTTGGTAATTGGACTTTTTTATAAAGTCCAATTACTAGGATTTTTTCTAATGTCTTTTACTAAACTTCTAGCACCGACACTAATTAATAAGTAAACTATTGCTTCTATTACTAAATTATTATACCAACCATTTAATTTGATGTGATGTACCATACTTACAACACCTAGTATAATCATTACTAATAAAATTATGTTTTCCCATTTAATTTTTCTCATTTCAATCAACCTCTTTCTTTCTTTATCTTACATACTTATTATACCAAATAAATAAGTCTTTGTCAATAGTTTTTTAAAACTTTTTTATTTTTTTTTGTAAGATTTTTTTATTCCCTTTCTTTATCTTACATACTTATTATACACCTAAACTAAAATAAAGTCAATAGTTTTTTGTAAAAAAAATTATTTTTTTTACAACTCAACCGTGTGTATCGGGAAAATACAAACAAGTGTTCGATTTACACTTTTTGACACAAAAACTTTACACTTTACATGTAAACTGTAAAACGGCTCGCATTGATTGCTCGCGAGCCGTCCAAAAAAGTCAAGAGAAAAATGAAAGGTTTACACTTATTTTTGTAAACCTAAATATTGATTATAAATCAAAGTAACTTTTGGTATCCAATGTTGATTTTGATTATAAGGGTCATTTGCTGCTCCCTCAGGACAATACACTTCACCAATTGTTCTAATAGTAGTAAGACCATTATTGAAATAATCATTTTTTAATAAATCTATCATAACATCAAGTCCTACTTCAAAACTTTCATAAGAGTAGAAAGTTCCTTTTCTGCCGTTCCATAAACCACCTAAATTATTTTTTTCTAAAAAGTTTTTAGAAGTCCAATAACCTGTTTCGTGTGCGGAAATGGCGGCAACTAGAATACTTTGATTTTTTGTTAAGCCTTTTTCAAGCCCTCTATTATAGATACGACAAGCAATTTCATTATTTAATTTACAAGTAGTATCTTCAATAACTTTTTCAGTCTGCTCTTCAACAAATTCAATCTCTTTTTCTTCTTGGATTTCATTTGTTTCAGTAGTGTCAACAAGGGCGACTGAATTACCTTGTTGACCTACATAAAACTTATTTTAATATTTTTTGTTAGAATTAATATTGCTAATACTGATAGAGCAATTAAACTATAAATAATTATAACTCTTACTAATCTTGGTAATTTTAAGAATAGTTTAGCAACTAGGTTATTAAACCATTGAATTATTAAGTAAATCATTTTGAATAGATGACCTACTAAACTCAAAACTCCTTTAAAAATATTTTTAATTATTTGTAAAATAACATTTGTTTCTTTTTTCATTTTTATCAACCCTTTCTTTCTTTATCTTACATATTTATTATATCACATTTGCAACTATTTGTCAATAGTTTTTTTTAGATTTTTTCATTTTTTTGAACTCCATAGTATTCGTACAAATCTCTATCAAGATTTTCTTTTAACCATTGAATTAATTTTTTCATTTTATCACTTCCTTTTCTATCTTACATACTTATTATACACCCAAAGAGAAAAAAAGTCAATAGTTTTTTTAAAATTTTTTTAACTTTTTTACAACGCAGCCTGGCGTGTCGCATTTCGGGATTTGTCAAAAGAGTGTAAAATTGTAATTTTGGTATTGACTTTTTTCTAAGGGTATGGTATAATAAAATTACGTCGCGTTGCGGTCATGAACGCGACGCTCGAGAGAGTAGAGTAGGGGAGAGTAGGGTAGGTGAGTGATTTACATCTCCACTTCCGCACTTACTCTCTTATTTTTCCTCTTGACCTCTCTAAATCCTTGATTTTAAAGGGTTTCCGCAATCTTGTTTCTAGAACTTGCTTTTGCAAAAGTAGTGTAAAGTAGATAGGTTAGTGGTTACTCTTGAAAGTGCCCTACCCTACCCTACCCTTTCGTGTAAAGTAAATGTAAAATACTTTTGTCAAATTGTGTAAATAAAAACTTAAAGCCCTATTCTCTCCCAAAAATCGGCTCGCGTTGGCAGAGTGCGAGCCGATGTGGCAATTGGAACACCACAAAAACGCAACTAAAAAAAACTAAACAAATAAATTATTTAGTTCTAATAGTGTTTTTATCTCTAAACCTTTCCACAACTTACGAGAATTGTCTGCTACTGATGTAAGCCTTTTGATGCCTGTTCCTCCAAGACTTTCCCATTCTATTAAGTTCTTAGTATAATCATCTAATAAGTAACAATTACTATCAATAGTAATTTGGTATTTGTTTTCTATTATGTTACCTTTATTCTCTCCAAGTCTACAAAGTGTAATGTTACTATCTTTTACATTTGGTAAATATTTCTTTAACCAAATCATTTTGTCATTGTCTGCTTGTTCGTTTGGTGATGCTGAAATAATGTATATTTCATTGTTTAATGCTAATGTATTTACAACTTCAATGTATTTGTATGCTTTTAAATTAGCAAAGAAACCTTTTTCATTATCAAATCTTTTTAGTGCATTTCTCACATTAAATCTTGCTAGTGTTCCATCTAAATCTAAGAATAATTTCATAATCATAACCTTACCTTTCTTACATTATAATTATAACATAATAACTATTATTTGTCAATAGTTTATTTGTATCTTATTGAAATAATTTTATTGTTATTATAATAAATTAATTTACATAAATCTTTTGATACATCTTGTTTATTTGTAAAGATTACATCAAGAAACATTTGTTGTTCTTCTTTTGTATCACAAGAATAAATCCTATGATGTATAACATCTATTATTAAGTAATTCATAATCAATTCTCCTTTTCTTTTATATCTTATTTATTTATTCTATTATCTTTTTATCTTGTTAGTTCATTAATAACTAACTCTTTTAGTTGTGTTAACTCTTTGTTATACTTCTCAAACAACTCTGTATCTTTTCTAGTCCAATGGTCTATTAAATCTAAACTAAAGATAATATTTTCTAATTGGCTTATTCTCTCTTGTAATTCCTTAATATTTTTTTCTTTCATTTTAATCTCCCTCTTTCTTATTACATTATTATTATACCACATTAACCTAGATAAGTCAATACTTTTTTAAAAAATTTTTTATTTTTTTTTATAATAAGTTTTGGGAAGAAAATGTGCAGATACTTAATACAGTATTTCGGTTGACAAATACTTGACATGTAAAGTAAATGTAAAATTCGGCTTGTCACAACCGCAGACAAGCCTATGAAGTTGACTTGTAATTAGATTTTCTTAAAAAAAATTGTCTAATAAACTATCCTTTTGATTAATCTTTATTACTATTGTTTGACCCCACCTGGCAAACGTAAACAATAGAAAAAAGACCATCAAACAACCAGACGTACTCGTAACAAAAGAGGGGGTAGTGTTTTGGGAAAAAATTTTTTATTTTTTGAAAAAATTGTATGTCCTCGTCAAAAAAATCTCCAAATGTATTTTCAATTTCTAAAAACGAATAAAATCTATAATTATTCCTTTTTAGCCCACTCCGCAATTTCTTTATCTCTTTCCTCTTTATTTTTTATTTCTAAAATTTGTTTATATTCTTCTTCAGTAATTCAGCCTTTTATAAGCATTAAATTTGCCATTTTCCAGACAATATAATATATTGTTGAAAAATCTTCTTCATTATCTTTAACTGTATTTGAGTAAACATCTATCAATAGTTCTTTTAATATTTCTTTAAAATTATTATCCATGCGGCAGCGCCCTCTCTTTCTTCTTTAACCTAGGTCTATTAGCCTTGTAGTCTACTATTTACATATTCATAAGCAATCTCTTCATACTTCCAATATTCACAAAAATAATTAATACCATCTTCCGCAATTTCATCTAAAAAATGTTCTATTAATTTTTGAGTTTCTGGATGAAAAATGCGTTCCTTCTTTTTGCTATTGTAAAATGCACGAGGAGCATCATAAGGCTCGTCATAGTTAACCTTATTGCCGCCATATACTATTCCTGCGGCAAGTCAATCACAAATCATTTCTATTACATATTCAATAGGCATCTTTAATCCAGTATTTTGATAAGTTCCTAAATTATCTAACCAATACTCCCAATGATGCGGATTGTGACCTTTATGATGTTGCCAAGCTAAACTATATCCTTTAATTTCTTTTTCAGCATCAATAGGACTGCGGTTGCCTTGCCAATATCTTGCGGAAGCACAGAACTCAGTAGGACCAAACTTACTATTGTCATGCATTAAACCTCTCCAAATTAATCCACATTTAAAACAAAATTTCATTACAAGTAATTTATGTTTTGCTATTGTGCGGAAATGCGCAATATATTTATTCATAATCTTTTTCTCCCTTCTTAGTTATTAATTTTATTCCAAAAAATAATTTAAAGCTCAATCTCGCTAGAAAATTTGCGGAAATAGGCAAATAAATATCTAAATTCCCAAGTTTGAACATACTCTTAATTTCTTCTTTATCACAAGTAAATATTTTTATCCTATTAGATATAAAACTATAATTATCCTCCATTTATTTTATCCTCCTTTTAATATCATATAAGACGGCTATATATAGAAAGGTATTAGGTGATATATAACCATCTTATATGATATTAAATTTTTTCTTTTCTTTTTTTATTTACATATATATTATAATATATTTTTTAAAAAGTATCAAATAAAGTTTCTTTAATCTGGTTGACAAAATAAAAATTTTATGGTAAAATATAATTGTAAAAAAGGTCAAGATTGATTAAAAAAGAGAGGAGCATAAAAATGGAACAAAATCAACCTGAAACAAAATATACAAAGTTAGATTATAGTTTAAAAACAGCTAAAGAACGTGCTGATTTTGTTGCTGGCTTACCTACAGAACAATTAAATAATAAAAAGAATTTAGAATTTTTAGCTAATTACATTGTAATGGCTATGACACCAGAAGAAAAAAAGAAAAAAGAAATAGTAACAGATAATAGAATGATAACAATAAATAAAAGAGAAACTTCATATCAAGGATTAGTAAGTAAATTTGAAAATGGCGAAGATGGTATATATAATTTGGTGATAAATGATAAAAACGTTTTATTAACACCTAAAATTTCCATTACAGAAAAAGATATTGCGGAAATACCTGCTTTAAAGCAACTAAAAGAGTCAATTGCTATAATGGAAGAGATGGAAAAAAAAGCAACAGGAAAGAAAAAATTTAAATTAAAAAAATGACTTATTGAAATGCATCAAGAACAATATGTAATAAAGAACTTATATAGAAATACAATAGTAACAAATTGCGGAAATAATGGCAATTTTATTAGAGGATTATCTCAAATGGATTTAAGAGAAGACATCACAATAGATGAACTTGGAGAACCTTCTAGTAATTGTATGATTAATTTTTTTAATTGAAATCATATCTCCGCACTTTTATGTAATTATAGTGCATTGAAAGAAGATTGTTGAGGACGATTCAGTAGTGATTTATACTATACTATGTTAGATTTAGATAATTTAGTAGAAGACACATTAAATAATGATAAATATCAATTATATTATAAATTACTTATTTATAAAATTGATGGAAAACAAAATTTAGAAATTCAAGAATTATTAGAAAAAGAATTTAATCAAACGCATTCTGTTGAATATTTATCTTCTTTATGGAGAAATAAAATTCCTAAAATGATTGCGGAAAAGGCAAAAGAAAATTATCTAATGTGGTACTATACAACTCAAGAAAAAGGAAAGTGGAAAAAATGTTCAAGATGTGGTCAAGTTAAATTAGCAACAAATAGATTTTTTTCAAAGAATAGCACATCAAAAGATGGTTTCTATAGCATTTGTAAACAATGTAGAAACGAAAAAAGTGCGGAAGCAAGAAAAAACAAGAGTAAATAGGAGGTATAAAAATGGCAAATAAATTATGTCAAAAATGCGGAAAAATGCTTGATGAAGATACTCAATTTTACACATATAAAAATGGAGAAAAAACAGAAATGTGTAAAAAATGTTTAACCATGCATATTGATAACTGGGATCCTAGTACCTATTTATGGTTATTAGAAAAAATGGATGTTCCTTATGTGCCTGTTGAATGAGATGTATTAAGAGATAGAGCATTTGCAAAAAATCCTAATTTAAATGGAATGTCTGTTTTTGGTAAATATTTATCAAAAATGAAATTAAAACAATGAAAAAACTATGGCTGAGCTGATAGCGATAGATTACAAGCTTTAAATGAAGAAAAAAGATCTACGCAAGAGGCGGAAAGAGCTGCATTTGATGCAGAAATAAAAGAAAAATTTGAAGCAGGAGAAATATCAGAAGCAGAATATAAAACAATGGTTAGTGCGCAAACGCAACATGAAGAATATGTAAATGCGCCAATTATGCAACCTAATACAACAATGGATAGATATTATGATGAAAATACCTCAATTGTAAATAGTCAATTAGATAATTCAGTAGCACAATTAACAAATGATGATAAGATTTATTTAGCAATGAAATGAGGAGCTTTATATAAACCGCAAGAATGGATTGAATTAGAAAGAAGTTATGAAGAAATGACTAATTCTTTTGATATTCAAGACGCAGATACTATTAATACATTAATTTTAATTTGTAAAACAAATTTGAAAATGAATCAAGCTCTTGATTGTGGAGACATCGAAGGTTTTCAAAAACTATCAAAAGTATCTGAATCTTTAAGAAAATCTGCGAAATTTACGGCTGCACAAAACAAAGAAGAAAAAAATGATTATGTAGATTGCGTTGGAGAACTAGTTGCAATGTGTGAAAGAGAAGGATATATTCCTAGATTTGAAACTGATATTCCGCAAGATAAAGTCGATTTAACTTTAAAAGACATGAAAAATTATTTATATAAATTAGTTACACAAGATTTAGGTTTTGGTCAACAGATAGAAGATGCTTTAAAGAAAATTCAAATTCAAAAAGAAATGGCGGAAACCGAAACTGCAGATCCAGAATCTGACGAAGAAGCAATTCAAGGATTAAAAGATGCGGAAATAGCAGAATATTATAATTCAATAGAAGAACAAAAAAATTTAGATGCGGATTTATTTAATTCTGAGGAGGAACAGTAATGGCTTTAGCAGATTTAATGGAACTTTCTAAAAGTAAAAATACTAAAAAGACAGGCTTATCAGAAGAAAGAATTCGTGCGCAAATTCCTATAATAAGAGATTATGTTGCTTATTGAAGAGAATATCCTGATAAATTTGTAGATTTTCTTTGCGGAAGCAATCCAGAAAATTTCCATTTATTCTTTTATCAAAGAGTATTTTTAAGAGCTGTCATGCGTCATAGATATGCTTATGCAACTTTTCCTCGTGCCTATTCAAAGTCATTCCTTTCAGTGCTTATTTTAATGCTTCGTTGTGTACTCTATCCAGGCGCACATCTATTTGTTACAACAGGTGGAAAAGAGCAAGCTGCGGGAATTGCTAGAGAAAAAGCAGAAGAAATTTGTAAATTAATACCAGGAATGAAAAATGAAATAGATTGATCAAGAGGAGCAACAAAGGCTTCTAAAAATATGGTTGAGTATATTTTTAAAAATGGTAGTAAATTAGATATTATTGCCGCACAACAATCATCTCGTGGTAAGCGTGCGACAGGAGGATTAATGGAAGAGTGTATTCTAATTGATCAAACGCTATTAAATGAAGTTATTATTCCTACAATGAACGTAGATAGGCGTCTTGCAGATGGTAGTAGACAAGAAGATGAACCTGTAAATAAAAGTCAGATTTATGTTACAACAGCTGGATGAAAAAATTCATTTGCTTATGAAAAATTAATTCAAATATTGATTCAACAAATTACAGAACCTGGATCTGCTATTGTATTGGGTGGAACTTGAAGAGTTCCTGTCATGGAAAAATTATTACGAAAATCTTTTATTGAAGAATTAAAACTTGATGGAACTTATAATGATAGCTCATTTGCAAGAGAATATGAATCAGAATGAAGCGGAGATGCGGAAAATGCATTTTTCTCTGCAGAAAAGTTCGATAAGCATAGAGTATTATTACAACCTGAATATGAATATAGTGGAAGATCTACAAAATCAGCATTTTATGTTTTAGGAATAGACGTTGGTCGTAAAGGATGTACATCTGAGGTTTGTGTATTTAAGGTAACTCCGCAAGCTCAAGGAGCATCATTGAAGACTCTTGTTAATCTTTACACTTGAGATGAAGAACATTTTGAGGCTCAAGCAATAAATATTAAAAAATTATTTTATAAATATAAAGCTAGACAAGTTGTTATAGATGCTAATGGTCTTGGTATTGGTTTAGTAGATTTTATGGTAAAAGATCAAATAGATCCAGAGACTGGTGAATTATTGCCTAATTTTGGAGTTTCTAATGATGAAGAGAATTTTTACAAACAATTTAGAACTGCAGATACAGAAATAGATGCAATGTATTTAATAAAGGCGAATGCGCCAATTAATACAGAAGCTCACAGTTATGTTCAAACTCAGTTATCTAGTGGAAAAATTAAATTTTTAATAGATGAGAACCAAGCAAAAGTAAAATTAATGTCTACTAAAATGGGACAACAAATGGATAATGACAAACGCGCAGATTATTTAAAACCTTTTACTTTAACAACAATTTTAAGAGAGCAAATGCTTAATTTGGTTGAAGAAAATGAAGGTGTTAATATTATTTTAAAACAGTCTTCAAGAAGTATTAAAAAAGATAAATTTTCTGCTTTTGAATACGGACTTTATTATATAAAACAAGAAGAAGATAAAAAGAAAAGAAGAAAAAAGAGAAATATTGCGGATATGATGTTTTATACGAATGGCTAAAAAATTTTTATATTGGTCAAAGTTGGACTATTAAGTTTAAATAAATTTAATATTATAATAGAAATATTTTAGGAAAAATATTTTAAACTACCTTTTAGTATATCATCATATCTTTGCGATAGTGACAGGAGGAAAAATGAGATCTAGTCGAGGAGAAATAAAAATAGAAGAAATCTTAAAAGAAAATGGTATTCCTTTTAAAGAAGAATACTCTTTTCCAGATTTAGTTACTAATAGTGGTCGACCTTTAAGATTTGATTTTGCAATCTTTGATGATGAAGGTCAATTAGAATTTCTGATTGAATATCAAGGTATCCAACATTATGAAGCAAAAAGTAAATTTGGTGGATATGCAGGTTTAAGAAAACAGCAATATAATGATATGCAAAAAAGAATATATTGTAAAAAAAATAATATTATTTTAATTGCAATTCCTTATACAGACGAAGGAAGAATAACTTATGATTATATTATGAAAGCATATTATGCACAAGGCGGTTTTTAATAATATAATGAAAATAAGTTTGACAAAGTCTAAATTTTATGATATACTATAAGAGTAAGAAAAAGATGAAAGGTAAGGTGTCTATTTTGATAAACAGAAAAGAAGAAATAAAACAAAAAGGTTTTTCAATTGCTATGGCAAGTGACACCAGAACAACAGACCTCCCTTATAATAATGTTGATTTTTCAAGAATTAAGGTGGGGGCAAAAACATTAGAAGATGCCGTTTTAGATTTAGGAAGTCTTAAAAAAGTAGATTCTAGAATGGCAAACAAAGAATATGTTTTAAGAGCAATTAATCAATGTGATTATGAGCAAATGAGGGAAATATCTAACTTTTTCTACAAAACAAGCGGTATTTATTCTAGATTATGTCGTTATATGGCATATTTATATAGGTACGATTGGATGGTTACTCCATATATAAATGAGGAAACCTCAAAAACAGAAAATAAGGTATTAGATAAATTCTATGAAGTATTATTTTATCTAGATAATTTTAACGCAAAACGCTTTTTTGGTGAAGTTGCATTAAAAGTTATTAGAAATGGCTGTTATTATGGATATTTAATTCCAAGCACTCAAAAAATGAATATTCAAGAATTACCTTCAAATTACTGTCGTTCTAGGTTTACTGTAAATGGACGTCCTGCTGTTGAATTTAATATGAAATTTTTTGATATTTGTTTTAAAGAAACAACTCAAAGAATGAAAATGTTAAATTTGTTTCCTCAAGAATTTAAAAAAGGCTATTTAATGTATAAAGAAGGAAAATTACCACCACAATTTGCAGGTGATGTTTCTGGATGGTATTTATTAGATGTTAATAGCACAATCAAATTTAATATCAATGGAGAAGATTTTCCAGCTTTCATATCTGTAATTCCCGCAATTATTGATTTAGATAATGCGAAAGAAATAGATAGAAAGAAAATGGCTCAAGAGTTATTAAAAATAATAATTCAAAAGATGCCAGTAGATAAAAATGGAGACTTAGTATTTGATGTAGATGAAGCTCAACAACTTCATAATAATGCTGTCAATATGCTTGGAAAAGCAGTTGGAATAGATGTTTTAACAACTTTTGCAGATGTAGAAGTTGCAGATATGGATGATAAAAGAGCAGCAACAACAACTGATGACTTACAAAGAGTAGAAAGATCTATTTATAATGAAGCAGGTGTTTCACAAATGCAATTCAATACAGATGGAAATTTAGCTCTTGAAAAGTCAATTTTAAACGATGAAGCTTCATTATATAATTTGATACTTCAATTTGAAGAATTCTTGAATTTATTGGTTAATAAATTTAATAAACAGCCAAAGAAATATTATTATAGAGTTCAATTATTAACTACAACTATTTATAATTATAAAGAAATGGCAAAAATGTATAAAGAGCAAATGCAAGTTGGTTTCTCAAAGATGTTACCACAAATTGCAATGGGTCAAACACAAAGTTCAATACTAGCAAATGCTTATTTTGAAAATGATATATTAGATTTAGTTAACTTATTTGTGCCACCTTTAATGAGTTCTACTATGAATGCGGAATCTATTGCTGCTATGAAAAATAGAGGAAATAATTCAGATTCCAACAATAGCGGAGATGACAACCAAGGCGGAAGGCCAACCAATGAATCTAAAGGGGAAGCAGTATCAGATAAGACTATTCAAAATAAAGAAAGTCAAAATTAAAACATAGGACAAAAGTCAATAATAAAAAACCACGATTTATTATATTAATATAAGTGGAATAAATTATTAAGAAAGGAAAGATGAAGATATGATGCATCAATCAATTGCAACAATTGATTCTCCTGAGTTTATTAATTTACAACCGCTAGAAATTAATCCGCTTATGAGTAGTTGTGAAATCAAGGTTTTATATCTTGGTGAAAACAGAAACCATAGTTATATAACAAAAGATGTAGCTACTGAAATGGCGAAGACTCTTAGAGGGGCTCCAATTGTTGGATACTATAAAGAAGAGAAAGATGATTTTGCAGATCATGGCGAAAGAATGATTTTTGATGATGAAGGAATTAAATTTGAGTGTTTAACAAGACCTTATGGATTTGTTGCCCCAGACGCAAAAGTTTGATTCCAAAAGTTTGATGATGTTGATGAATTTGGAAATACAACAACAAGAGAATATCTAATGACTACAGGTTATTTGTGGACAGGTCAATACGAAGAGTGTAAATCTGTTGTAGAAGGTGGAAAACCTCAATCTATGGAATTAGATGAAGAAAGTTTAGAAGGACATTGGTCAACAAATAGTAAAACTGGCATGGATTTTTTCATAATAAATGACGCAATATTTTCAAAGTTATGTATTTTAGGTGAAGATGTTGAACCTTGCTTCGAAGGCTCAAGCATTACCGCACCAGAAGTAAGTAAGACATTTACTAAAATGGATGATAATTTTAAGAAAACATTGTACGCTATGATGCAAGATCTAAAATTTGCATTAGAAGGAGGACAAAAGATGATTATAGATGAAGCTGAAACAAAAGTAACAGAATCTGAAGTTGTTGAAACTGAAGCTGAAATTACTGCTGAAGAAACGTCTATTAAAACTGAAGCTACAGTTGAAGAAGAAACTACTCTTGAAACTGAAGAAAGTTCAGAAGATAAGGACACAGAAGATCAATCTGTTTTAGCAGAAAATGATAATTCTATAGAAGATCAATCTAGTCAAGAAAACTTTACTAAAGCAGATGACAAAGATGAAGAAGAAGAATCTAAAGACGCAAATGACAGCAAAGAAGATTCTGAATCTGAAGAAGAAGATGAAGATAAAGAATATAAATGTGGCGAAAGCGACAAAAAAGAAAAATCTTATTCTTTATTGGAAACTGAATTAGCAGAAACTAAAGCAGCTTACGCAGATCTTGAACAAAAATATCAAGTTCTTGTTGAGTTCAAAAAACAAATCGATAATGAAAAGAAAGATGCTTTAATCAATAGTTTCTATATGTTGTCTGACGAAGATAAGGCAGATGTTATTGAGAATAAATCAAATTATTCATTAGATGAAATTGAATCTAAGCTTTCTGTTATCTGTGTAAGAAAGAGAGTTAATTTTGATTTAGAAGACACTTCTAAGAAAGAAGAAGTAGTAGAAAATGTTACAACTTATAATATAAATGACGTTGAACCTACTACACCAGCGTGGATCGCTGCAATAAAAAATACTAAAAATAGTAAAAAGTAAAATAATTTAAGGAGGAAAAATTATGGCAAACATTAAAAGAATTGGTTACGGACAAGTAGAACCAAACCATTTATCTGCACAAAGAACTGCTCAAATTTATGCTCAATTACCTTATGAAGGAAATTTAGAAGTATTAGAAAATGGACAATTCTTAAAGTATGATTTAGCTAATAATGCTTGTAATACAACTGGTAAAGGTGAATGGATGTTAGTTTTTAACGAAATTAAGTTATACGATGAAAGAAAACAAATGTATAGAGACTATGCTATGAAGAAATCTGATAGCGTAGATGGAAAAATGGTACCAAGATTATTCAAAATTAATATAGGAGATATTTATACTACTAATATGATCGATGAAATCGACCCAGCTGTAGGATCATTCTTAAAAATCAATGCTAATGGAATTCTTACAACTGGAGAAGAAACAGATGTACCTTGCTTCCAAGTAGCAAAAAGATACACTTTAGCTGATGGACAAGACGCTGTTAAAGTAGTAAGAATAAAATAATAAAGGAGGAGAACAGAATTATGGCATTAAATAGAGAAAACTTATTAGAATTAGCAAAAGTTACTGCTAATGCAAAAGCTTCTTCACAAGTAGCTTACTCATTCGGTGAAGACAAATTCAGTTACTCTGAATTAAATGAAACATTAAGAAATGAATTAAAAGAAATCGCTGGTACTTACGCTTTATATCGTGAAAATAAAAACTTAGTTTTCGCATTAATCGAAGAAGTAATTGATGACGTATTACCTAGAAAAGTTTTAGAACAATACGGACAATTCGCTGAAATTAAAACTTATGCTCAAGGTGACAAACCAATATTCTCACAAAGAGTTACAGCTAGCTCAAAGAGAAGAGCAAAACAATTTATTACTAAAGTTGGTTTAGCTGGTATTTATGAAGTATTTAAATTAGATGGTAAGACTTATGAAATTCCTACTGAAGCATTCGGTGGAGCTGCTCAAATCGGATTTGAAGAATTCTTAGATGGAAGAGTAGATTTCGCAGATGTATTAGATGTAGTTATGGAAGGTCTAGATGAAGCTATCTATAGAGAAATCGAAAAAGCTTTAAAAGCTGCAGTAGAAAATTTAGGAACTTATAATAAAGCTACTGAAACTAGTTTCAATGAAACTACTATGGATAGATTACTTGCTGTTGCAGATTCTTATGGAAGATCTACAATTTATTGTACTTACGAATTTGCTGCAACTATGGTTCCTGCTGAAGGATGGGCTTCTAGCGAAATGAAAAATCAAAGATGGAATAATGGATATTTAGCAAATTATAAAGGACATAATGTAGTTGTATTAAATCAATCTTTTGAAGATGAAACTAATTCAACTAAAGTTATTGATCCATCATATGCTTATATCATTCCAGTTGGAGCTGACAAACCAGTTAAAATCGCATTTGAAGGAAATACAATTGTTGATGAATATGTAAACAAAGATAGATCAAGAGAAGTTCAAGTTTACAAAAAATTAGGTGTTGGTACATTAATCACAAATAATATCTGTGTTTATGTAAATTCAAGCTTAAAAACTAATATGTCTATCTAATTTATAAGAATTAGATAGTTCTTATAGGGGAAGACTTATTATGATATATGTTGTTCTTATTAAATTTTGATAAAGACTATATCAAAAATAGTCTTCCCCATTTTTTTATTATAATAAAAAAGTGCAAAAAATAAAAGGAGAGAAAAGGAGGTCTATTATGTTAGACAAAAATTTAATGGTAAAAGTTACAAATAGAGACAATGGGACAGTGGGATATACAATTCCAGATTTAGGAAATCTACATCGTACATTCCAAAGTGGAGAGACAAAAGAAATTAGTATGGATGAATTAAGAAAATTATCTTACATTCCAGGCGGAAATCAAATATTAAAAAATTACTTAGTAATTGAAAATGAAGATGCAGTAAATGAGCTTCTTAATGAGGTTGAACCTGAATATTACTATTCAGAAGAAGATGTTAAAAAATTATTATTACAAGGAACATTAGATCAATTTGAAGATTGTTTAAATTTTGCTCCTGAAGGAATAATTAATCTTGTAAAGAAATTAGCTGTAGATTTAAAATTAAATGATGTTGCTAAGAGACAAATGTTATTAGAAAAAACTGGATTTAATGTTACTTCCGCAATCAATATTAATGAAGCTACAATGGAAGAGGATGCTGCGCCAGTAAAAACTAGAAAAGCGGCAGCTATTACTGAAACTATTAAAGAAGAATCTTCACCAGTAAGAAAGTCTACTACCATTGCAACAGGAAAATACAAAGTTGTTTCAAAATAATTTAGGAGGTGTAATATGAACAATATAGCTACTACACCTTTTTCTATAATTTATGATAGTTTTTTATCAAAAGTAACTGACGATATGTATATGGAATTAAATGAATTAGATACATATGCTATGTTAGAAGAATTATTAATGTCTGCTATTCACAAATTTGAATTTCCACGTTTTGATATAACAGACTATGAAGAAACTATTATAGCAGATGAAGGTATATATTCAGGTGTTGAAAGCGATTATGAAGAAGTTATAGCCTTAATTTATGATGAAGGACATTTTAATTCAAAATTAACTCCAGAAGAAATTAATATTTTATCAACTTATATGATAGTTGAATGATTAGGCATACAGTTAGCAAGTGTTGAAAATACAAGAATGAAATATAGCGGTTCTGATTTTAAATTTACTTCTCAAGCTAATCATATGGCAAAAATTCAAAATATGAAAGCTAATTATGAAAAAGAGGGCTTCCATTTACAAAGATTATATAAAAGAAGAATAAAAGATAAAAAAGGCATAATGCGTTCAACTTTCGGCACTATAATGGAGGCTGTTGAAAATGATAATTAATAATATAGAAATAGATAATAAAGCAATTTATTCTAATCTTAAAAAATTAACTAATCAAATTTATAAACTGCTTCCAAATAGAGAAGAAAACGTGGATTGGCAATCTCCGCTAAAAACTATTATAGAAGAATTTTACGGAATGAGCCGTTTAATGGTAACAAAACAAGATATAATTTTCTCGTTGTTATGTAAACTAGAGGGATTATTTACATATACAGATGATGAAAATTTTTATGAATATAGAAGAACTATATTTGAATGTTTAAACATGGTTCAAACTTTAAAAGACTCTATCGCAGAAGAGGAATAAAATGACAGCATTAGAAAATATGAAGACTAGATTAAACTATGCTGGCGGAACTGCGCAAATAGCAAGAATGAATGCAGATAAATTAAAAAGTTTGAAGAAAGCGATGACCGCATCTTATCAAGCTGCAACTGCAATTCTTGCGGATGGCCGCCAGTTTAAATGTTTAATTAATCCCGATAAAATAAAAAATACTTATGATAATAAAATTCTTTCAATTCCTTTTGAAGATATATGTTTGAACGCTCCTAAAAAAGGAAAGACTTCTGAAGGAATTGTTCCTACTAACTTAAAAGCTGGAGATGTCTTTACTTGAAAAGAAAATGGATCTCAATGATTAGTTTATTTACAAAGGCTAGAAGAAACTGCATATTTTAGATCTGAAATTAGAAAATGCAATAAAACAGTGGAAATTAACGGAAAAAAATATTATGTTTATGTAAGAGGTCCTGAACAACTTGCAATAGAGTGGCAAAAAGGTAATTTAGAGATGTTTAATAAGGAAAATTATACTTTATTAATGTATATTACTAAAAATAAAGAAACATTAGATTATTTCCATAGATTTACAAAAATTGAAATTGATGGATTACCATGGGAAGTTCAAGCTGTTGACACCATTGCCACAGAAGGTATTATAGAAGTATCATTGAAAGAAACTTATAGAAACTCTATTGAAAAAGAAGTAGAAAAGGATAAAGAAGAAGTTCAACCAGAAAAAAAAGATATTTATATTGAAGGACCTAGTATAGTATATCCTTATGAAGAATATGAGTATAAGATTATTGGCATAGAGGGCGGAATTTGAGAAATTTCTGCTAATAAAGCAAAAATAATTGGAGAAAATAATCAAACTACTATAAAAATTGAAATTACATCTGGAAGAAGTGGAAACTTTATTTTAAAATATAATAAAGAAGGTTTAGATGCTATTGAATTACCGATTACAATAGAATCTTTATAGAGACAAAAGGAGTATAAAAATGAAAAGAGATACAATATTAACTGCAAATCGTTTTAATTCATCTTTTCTATCTTGTGAAAAAGATATTGAAACGATTTTAAAAAAATTATTTATAGAAAGTAAGCCATATAGCGATATATTAAAAAGATTATTAGTAATAAACACAAAAGATTGTTTAGAAGATAATTCTGAAGTAGTTTTAAATAAAATACAACAAACAACTCTTTCTCAGTTAATAAAAGATAAATATATTAGATTATCACCAAAAATTGAGATAGAAGAACATGATGAAGTAAAAGCATATTTAATTATTAGTTCTGATAATTATACAACAAATGAAAATAATCCTTACTATAGGGACTGTACAATAACATTTGATATTATTTGTTATACAGATTATTGAGATATTGGAAATTATAGATTAAGACCGTTAAAAATAGCAGGTTATATAGATGGAATTTTAAACAATGCAAAATTATCTGGAATTGGAACTTTTAATTTCATTGGATGCAACGAGCTAATTTTAAATGAAACATTATCTGGATATACTTTGAGTTATAGAGCTATACATGGTAATGATGATAAGATCGCGCCAGTAGAATAATGAGATTAGATCCATTACTACTCTTTTCTGGTAATGATATTCCTTTTACCTCTTCTGGCGTGACTATTCATCACCCTACAATTAAAGAAATTGCTTATTTAGGTGAAGATACATTTTTCACTGGATATCAAATGTTAATTATTTCAAAAAATATTTTATCTCAAGAGGACAAAGTTAATTTAGAGACACTAACAAATTTTGATATATTAATAGCAATACTAGAAGAGCGTAATGCGGTAATGCAAAAAAATAGGAATTGCATACAGATGGTTTTAATGCTACTTTTTCCAGAATATGAAATTACTTTTACAAAAAAAGCAATCATATTAAAAAAAGAAAATGAAGAAAGTTCATTAAATAGCAATAATTTTGAAGAATTCCAAGACATATTAAAACAAATGTTTAGTTTTGGAGACACAAATGGAGTTCCACAAGATTTTAATCCTGATGGACCCATGGCCGCAAGGATCGCTGAAAAATTAAAAAAACGACATCAAGTCCTTGCAGAAAAAAATCCCAATGATAATTTTGATATCATTGGTAGATATGTTTCAGTTATTTCAACTGGACTATCTATTGATATAAATTCTGTAATGAATTATACGATTTATCAGCTATTTGACCAAATAAAGAGATATGAATTAAAAACTAGTTATGATCTTTATGTAAAAGGTAAATTTGCTGGGGCTCAAGATACAAAAGAGCCCGAAGATTGAATGAAAAGTGTTCATTCAAATAATTAAAATTAAAAATCAAAAGGAGGATATTTTAATATGAAATTTGGAGTACGTGAAATATGCGACGTAGTATTTAAAGCTAAAGCTGATACTAAAATTGGTAGCACAACTTTCAAAAAAGGTCAACCAGTATTATACATCGATACAGCTAAAACTTCTACACTAGAAGGTGCTTCTACTACTGTTTACGCACAAGGTGGAAAAGGAAATACTAGATTAATCGCTTGGGAAGGTGAAAAAACTTTAACATTTACTGTTGAAGATGCTTTATTAAGTCCAATTGGATTTGCTGTATTATCAGGAGCTGGATTATTTAAAGGAGTAACTGAAAAAGTTCACGTTCATGCTACTGCTAATGCTGTAGTTGGTCAAGATGGAAAGATTGATTTAACAGATGCTTTAGCTGCTGAAGAAAAAATCGATGGAACTGCACCTATCTTCGTTATGATAACTGAAGAAGACGGATCTATCACAGGAGAACTTTTAACAGATTTAGGCGTAGATAATGATGGAAAAACTTTAACTGGTGCTACTAGCGCAAAAGGAAAAACAGTATTTGTTGACTTCTATATGGCTAAAGAGGCTTCAAAAGTTTCTGAATTAACTATTGATGCATCAAACTTTGCTGGATATTACTATGTTGAAGCTTCTACATTATTTAGAAGAGAATCTGATGGTGTAGATATGCCAGCTGAAATTACATTACCAAATGTAAAAATCCAATCTAACTTTACATTCTCAATGGCTGCAACAGGAGATCCTTCTACATTTACATTCACTATGGATGCATTCCCTGGATATACAATGTTTGATAAAACTAAGAAAGTTTTATGTGTAATCCAAGTTGTAGAAGATAGTACTGCTGGATCATCAGAATTAAAAACTGTAATGCCACATGAAGAAACTGAAAAATATGTTGAAGATGAAGTAACTAAAAAAGATTTAGATTCAGTTCCATTTTCAGTATAATTAAAATTAAAAATAAATTAAAAAAGGGAGAGATGATCTCCCTCTTTTTTCATTATAAAAAAGGAGTTGAAGGAAAATATGATAGAAATTTATAAAACTTATTATGGAAAACGCGTGAATATTTCTAAAGGGGCGCAAATAATTCATAATTTTTTATTTCAAAAAAACACAAAAAGAAATGGTGGTAATGTTAGTAAATATACTAAAAAAGATGCTGATATTCTAACTAATTTCTTTACAGATTTAAAAGCTGTATATTCTCAAAATTCTAATAATATTGGAGGAATTGCAAAAGGAATGTTACTTCAACAAGAAGTTGATAAAATTCCTGTTTTAGACTTTGCAAAAGGTGGTAAAAGTCAAGCTGGAATAGAATTTGAACGAGAATTTGAAAAGCTATTCATCCAAAATTTTGAACAATCTCAATCTAGTGTTTCTGGACAGGCAACTGCCACTTCATATATTGATTTAGGTACTGATGATATAGAGAAAGCAAAGAAATTATTAGAAAGCTTTATAGAAGATGATATTAATCAAAAAATAGATGATCTTGAGAAAAAACTTGTTTCAGGAATTGAGATAGGAAAAACTGAAGTGCCTACAAATCTATTCTTAAAAATCGGATCTAAACGTTTTGGAAAAATTGACTTTAAAGCAAATTCTACTGATGAAATAAATATTTTAATTCAAGGAGACCCAAAAGGAGATTTGGCAACTGCATTAAATTTATTAAAAACAGCATCTTTTTCTTTAAAATCTTATACTACAAATAGAAGAGTCCATTTAGGATCAACGGATCCGAAAAAAGCAATTTCTGCGGTTTCTGAATATGTAGCTTCAAGGGTTTATAATGGGAAAAATAGTGTTAGAGGTGTGGGAATTTATTATTTATATCATCCTACAAATAAAGGAAAAGCAAAAGAAAAAGAGGCAAGAGATGAATTATATGAACACTATGATCATATGAGAAAAGTTTATGAATTAACTGGTATTGGTTTACAATATAATGATGTTGGAGATTTATATAATGTAGATTTTCTTTTAGTTAATAGAGCAAATTCAAAAACAGATATTAAAGTTTATGCGGTTCAAGAATTATTAAGCCAATTAGCTCAAACCGGTAAATACAATATTTAAAATTTGACTTTTTTAAATATTTTTGATATAATATTTTTATAAAAGGAGGAAAAAAATGTCAAAAATTAGTTATTTAAATTTAAAATTAAAAACAGATACTTCTACAGAAACTATTGATTGGAATAGCAATTTAATAGAGATAAAACAATATTTACCAATCGAAGAAAAATATAATTTAGTCATGGTAACTTTGCAAGAGGCAAAAGAAAGCAATATATACAATCCTTTAAAGATAGATTTATTTTTTCATTTAAATTTAGTTTATATGTACACTAATATTAATTTTACTGAAAAACAAAAAGAAGATGCATCTAAATTATATGATAATTTAATGAGTTCAGGATTGCTAGCTCAAATAATTTCAAAAATTCCTACAGAAGAGTATGATATGCTTTATACATATTTAGAAAATGTTAAAAATGACTTAGATAAATATGGGCAATCTTTTAAAGCGATTTTAGATGCAATTATAAATGAGTTACCAGAAAAAGCTTCTGAAGCAATGAAAATTCTTGAGTCTTTTAATCCAGAAGATTATAAGTCTGTAATTGCTTTTGCAAAAGCTTCAAATAATGGTAATCCAGTGGCATAATAGCACGGACAAAAATAGTTAATTTTATACCTTTATTATTGAATATATAATAATAAAGGTATTTTTTAATGCCAATAAAAAAGGAGGAAAAAGGATATGGCAATGGAGAGTCAATATAAAATAAAAATAAAAGCTTCTACAGATACAGCAAGTTTTAACGAAGTTAAAAAATCTTTAGATGAAGCTTTAAAAAATTTATCTGTTAAAATTGATTCAAAAGAAACTGGAGCAGAATTAAAAAAAGAGCTAACTCAAGCACAAGAACAAGTAATGCTTTTTAAAACTGCTTTTGAAGGAGCTTTTGATTCAAAATTAGGAGTTATTAATTTAACAAAATTAAATTCTAAGCTAAAAGAATCTTCTGTTGATATTGGACAAGTTGCTCGAGGGTATCAAGAAATGGGGCAACAAGGAATTCAACAATTTCGACAATTAACTTCAACAATTTTATCTGTAAATAGAAATTTAGAGAAAACAAAAACTATTTTTGATAAAATGAAAGAGACTATGAGGAATACTATTAACTGAGGAATATCTTCTAGTATTATGAATTCATTTACAAGTGCAGTCAAAAAATCTTATGGATATGTAAGAGATTTAGATAAATCTTTAAATAATATAAGGATTGTTTCTAATGAATCAGCAGATAGTATGGAAAGATTTGCAATTGAGGCAAATAAGTCTGCAAAATTTTTAGGATCTTCAACTTTAGATTATACAGATGCAGCTTTAATTTATTATCAACAAGGTTTATCTGGAGAAGATGTAACCGAAAGAACAAATGCAACTTTAAAATTAGCAAATACAACGGGCGAATCTGCAAATCAAATTTCAGATTATATGACTGCTATTTGAAATAATTTCGATGATGGCTCAAAATCACTAGAATATTATGCAGATGTTCTTGCTAGATTAGGAGCTGATACCGCATCAAGTTCAGATGAAATTGCAGCTGGATTAGAGAAATTCTCTTCTGTTGCAGAAACAGTAGGTTTAAGTTATGAATATGCAACCTCTGCATTAACAACTATTACCGCAACAACAAGACAAAGTGCAGATGTTGTTGGTACAGCTTTAAAAACATTATTTTCAAGAATTCAAGACTTAGAATTAGGAGATACATTAGAAGATGGAACTACCTTAGGTACTTACTCTGAAGCTCTTGAAAAAGTTGGAATTAATATAAAAGATCAAAATGGCGAATTGAAAAAAATGGATGATATTCTTAATGAAATGGGAAATAAATGAAACACTTTATCAAAGGATCAACAGGTATCATTAGCGCAATCTGTTGCGGGAGTTCGTCAATATAACCAATTAATGGCATTAATGAATAATTGAGATACAGGAAATGATTCTGATGCAAGCATGGTGAATAACTTAGAAAGAGCGAAAAATGCAGCCGGTTCTTTAAATAAACAACAAAGTCTTTATTTAGAAAGTGTTGATGCGCAATTAAATAAACTACAAACATCTTGAGAGGCAGTTTATAAAGAACTTTTTGATGTAGATACAATAAAATCATTTGCAAGCGCTCTTAGTGATATTGCAGGATTAACAAAAAATATTATTAGTAGTCTTGGAGGCGGAAAAGGCGTCTTTATGACGATATTACCTACCATTACTCAAATAACTAGTAAAGATCTTACTAAAAATTTATCTGGAGTCATAGCCAATATACAAAGAGCAGCAGAAAATGCGAACAAATTGAAAGCCGAAATGGCAATTAGTGAAGTATATAAGAATGTTGGATTAAAAGATGAAACTTTAAATAAAATGATTGGAATGAAACAACAAGTTTTAGGATATGGAGATTTACCTTCAGATGAACAAAATAATTGATTAGATAATATTCTTGACACAACCGCTGCGCTTCAAAAAGAAAAAGAAGAATGAGAAAATGTTTTAGATGAAATTCATAAAGTTCAAAAAATATTTACAGAAAATGCAGATGGAATTGTGGTGTTTGATGATACAAAAGAAAATTTACAAATCTTACAAAATTTATTAAATGATACGAGTCAAACTTATGATAAAGATATTAAGGGAATGCAAGAAGATCTTAAAAATTTAAATGATATTTCTGATCAAGTAGATAAAGGTTTCTTAAGTTTACAACAAACTTTTGATGAAATTGCAGGGGAAGATGGATTAGATGTTGGAGAGCAATATAGTAGTATGGTTTTCTCCGCAGATGCTTTGCCTTTTGTGTCTGATGAGGCATTGAATAATCTTAAAAATGCTAAAGAAGAATATATAAGTTTAAGAGATGAAATAGTTGATATTTTAGAAAAATTTCCAGAAATGAGTAAAACCGAACAAGCTGCATTAGGAGGGAATTTAACACAATCTTTTCAAAGATTAGTAGAAGCTTCAAAAAAAGCTAAAACAGAGGTACAAAAAAATACAAAAACAATGGCTTCAAATGTTAAAAAAGAGATCGATGGAGCTAGTAAAAATATAGACAAAAAAATTGAAGAAAATGAAAACACTTTTGGAAAACTTATTAAGAGTTTAGATCTTTCAAAAGCAATTAATTCTACTATTAAATTGGCATCTGGAGTTGGGCAAATTGCTTCAGCAGCAGCAAATATAACAAATATCCCAAATATCTGAGAAGATCAAAATCTTGACACAGGAGATAAAATTTTACAAACAATTAGTGCTATTAGCATATCTTTAGCAACATTAAGATCAAGCTTTAAAGGAATTAGCGAAACAATTGGAGGATCAGGTAGCTTATTAAAAGATTATTTTAATTGAATTAGTGGAGTTGTTGCTCAGAAAAAAGCAATGTCAGCAGTAGATAAGGTAGCTCAATTAACAAGCCAAAAAGATATTTTAATAGCAGAGGCTAGAAATGCAGAATTAGCAAAAGAAGCTGCAACAAGAGGTGTTAATGTATCTCAACTAGGAGCAGAAACTGTCGCCACTGCAACAAATAATGCTACAAAAACTGTTGAAACAAAAATTACTCAGGCACAAACAGCCGCAACAGAAGCTCAAACAGTTGCTCAAATAAAAAATAATATTGCAAAAATGGCAGATCCAACAAAGTTATTAATCGTTGCCGCAGTTGCTTTGGTAGCAGCAATTACAGCAGTAACAGTTGCTTTAATAAAAAATAGTAGAGAACAACAAAAAGCAAATGATTTAGAAGAAGCTAGAAGTAAATTGGCAGAAGATAGCAAGGTTGCAGAAAAAGCTAGAGAAGAATCTGAAGCTATTCGCCAACTTGCTGAAGGATATGATGAAATTTATAAACAATATCAAAAAGGATCTGCATCCAAACAAGATTTAGCAAGTAAAACTACAGATTTGATAGATAGTTATGGAGATGAAGATTTAAAAGTCCTTGCTCTTGCTGAAGATTATGAAACCTTAAATGAAAAAATTAAAGAAAATCAATTGTTAAAAAATCAACAAACAATTGAAACAGCAAAAGAAGAACAAAAATCTATTCAATCAACTATGCGTGCAGATATTAGAAAGAATAGAAAAGAATCTGAAATAGACAAAGACACAGCAGGTGTTTCCGGATGATCAATTGATTTAAAAGGTAGTAACGGAGCAAATAGTAAATCTTTAAATAAATTAATTGAAAATTTGGAAGATCTAGGAATTGATGTTGGAAAAGGCACAGGACACATTAGTTTAGATGATTTTATAAAAGTGGCGACTGAAAATGAAAATAAATTAAGACAAGTTTTAGAGACAAGCGAAACAGACGCCGCCCAACAATTAATTAGTATTTTAGAAGATGAATCTGACTACTTAGAAAAAAATAGAACTTCTAGAGAAGGAATGCAAACAGCGCAAAAAGAAAATATAGGAATTAAAAAAGTTAAAGATATTACTAAGAATAGAACAGATAATGAAGAATTTTCAGTAGAAGATTACGATAAAGCTGTTGCAGATATGGTAAGTCAAGCTTTAAAAGAAGGTCTTTATGAAAGTAGTGAAGAAGGAAAAGAAGATGCTAAAAAATGAGCAGAGACTTATTTAAATAATATATCAGAAGAATTTAAAAGTGCTGGAAATCGTTCAACATTATCAAAGAATATTTCTAAGACATTACAAGAGCAATTAAAAGATGCTACTGTTATTACTCCTGAAGCAAAACTATCAGAAGAACAATTAAATAGTGATGATTATCAAGAATTTTCTCAGGCTTTTACGACAAATAAAGTAGAAGAACAAGTGAAATCTCTTACTACTGCATTACAAACGTTATCAGAGGAACAATTAAGTGCAATAGCAGGAGTTGAAAATTATTCTGATCAATTGTTAGTTTTATGAGGTAATTTGGGTAGTGCAGAAGCTGCAGTTCAAGCAATGGCAGAAGCAGTAAATAATATGGATAATAATGGTATTTCTTTGAACCAAACTACTAAAAAGACTATTGAACAATACGATAAAAATGAAGCTGGTGTAAAAGGATATATAAAATATTTACAAAAAGAAAACAAGGCTCTTGCAGACAATGAAGAGTTGGCAGAAGCAGTTGCTGTAAGACAAATTGAGCTTGGAGAAGCCTTAAAAGAATGTGTTGGAAAATGAGATGATTGACAAGATGCTCTTGAAGAATGTGATAAAGGAACTGCAGATTATTATTCTACTTTAGGAGAGATGGCAGAAGCTTTTTCAGATGTTTTTGGAGTAGATTTAGAGACAGATTTTATTGAAGATAATATGAAAGATTTAGAGGCATTAATAAATGGAGATGTTGATGCTTTTCAAAGACTTCAAGAAGCGGCTGCGCATCATTACGTGGTTAATATGACCATTTATAGTAATGATCAAGAAGAAATTGATCGTATAAAAAATGAATTAAATAGTTTTATTGATGAATATTCTGGAATGGAAGTTGGAACTGTAATCACAATGGATGATACTAATTTAATAGATACATTAAACAACGCCTTAAAAGCAGGTAAAATAACCGAAGAGCAAATGAATAAATATTTAGCTGGTATTGGTTATAAAGGAAAAGTTACCTATATTGATGCTCCAGGTCCTACTACAACTAGTGAAATTTCGGCAAACATACTTGGAAAAGATGTTAGATTAGGAAAAGTAAAAACAACCTCTACAGTAAAAGTTCCTCAAATTGAATCTTTAACAGCTACTGAGGATTCAGCAAGCACTTTTACAAATTCAACAGTAAGAAGTGCTACCCAAGGATCAAACTCTCGTAGCGGGAAAGGAAAAGAAACTGAATATAATAGCTCTGATGATATAGCAGATATCTATCAAGAAGTAAATACTCAATTAGAATCGACTAACGATGAATTAAAAAAGATTCAATCTCAGACAGATAAATTAACAGGATTAGAATTAATTCAAAATATCAATGCACAAATTCAAAATTTAAATAAAAATCTAGATTTAACTAATAAAAAATTAAGAATTGCACAAGGAGAACAACAAGGATTTATTAGTCAATTACAAGGTTACGGTGTTTGATTAAATGCAGATGGATCTATTAATCAACAAAGCTATGTTGAAGCCTTTTATAGAGAACAATCTAGATATACTAGCGCAACAACTGAAGATGAAGCTGCAAAAAAACGTTGGGAAAATTTTAAACAATTAATTACTGATTACAATAATTCAGTTAAAAATATTGATAGTTTAAAACAAGATATTCAAGATAGTCTAGACAAAATTACGGATTTAAAAATTCAAGCATTCAATATGGAAATTGAAGTAACATTAGATTTAGATGATGCAAGAAAACAATGAGAAGAATTTAAAAAGGATGTTATTGATAAAATTGAAGATAATGATATTCTTGGAAATGCTCAATATAATTTAAATTCATTAAATAGGTTTTATGATGAACAAGGATTAGGAAAAATCCAAGAAGAAACTAAATATTTAACAGAATTATTAAATGAATTAAAAACGATGGATGCGACTGGATCCGCAGATTATTATGATGACAATAGAAAACAAGCACTTGAAGATTTGCAAAAATATTATGAACAAACTATGTCAGATTTGACTGATATTGAGGATATCATAGATGAAATAGAAAAATCTTTAGGAGAAACTTTGGATGATATAAGTGATCAAATGCAAGAACAATTAGATGCTTATGAACAATTATCTGATACTTTAGATCATGATATGAAATTAATTCAATTAGTATTTGGTGAAGATTCATATTCTAAACTTGAAGATTACTATGCAAAGAAAGAACAAAACTTTAATAGTAGATTAGACTTCCAAAAACAACAAGTAGAGTTCTGGGAACAACAAATGGCAGTTTTAGAAGATGGTTCAGAAGAATGAGAAAAAGCTAGAGACAATTGGATGTCCGCAGTTAATGATTGACAATCAAGTATTGAGTCTGCTATTGAAAATTTACAAGATAAATATTTAAATGCAATTAACGCAATATTTGATAATTTAAATAATCAACTAACAAATGGCAAAGGACTTGCTTATATCAATGAAGAATGAGAACTTATTAATAAAAATGCAGATAGATATTTAGATACTATTAATAGTCAATATGGTATTCAAACTTTACAACAAAAATATTTAGATGCTATTGATGAAACAAGTAGTTTAGCAGGACAACAAAAATTAACTAAATTAATGAACGAGCAAGTAGAAGCTTTGAAAGCTCAAGACAAATTAAGCCAAGCTGATTTAGATAGAGCAGATTTAAAATATCAAATTGCAGTAAAAAGATTACAACTTGAAGAAGCTCAACAAAATAAATCTACAATGCGTTTAAGAAGAGATAGCCAAGGAAATTACTCTTACCAATATACTGCTGATGAAGATGAAACATCTAAATTAGAAAGTGAATTATCTAATTTATATAATCAACTATATAATTTTGATAAAGAACAATATATATCTAACTTAGATGAAATGTATGCAATTTGGGAAGAATATCAACAAAAGATGACTGAAGCTATGCAGATTAACGATCCAGAACAAAGAGAGGCTAGAAAGTTATTAATAACTCAACAATATGAAGAATTAATAAATGGTATTGTAAGAGATAATGAAAAAATAAAACAAGAACTTCATGAATCTACTTTCTTAGAACTTGCAGATTTATATGATGAAGATTATGCAAAATATGCAACATTAGCGGAAGCAGAGCAAGAAATCTTGATGGATCAAATGATACCTCAATGAAATGATGGTATTCAAGAAATGATTGACAAATTTGCTGGTGAAGGTGGCTTTATTCCAACTTGCGAAGATGCATTAAATCAATTAGCCGAAACAACAGAACAATATGAAACGGATTTAGCAGAACTTCAAGAAGCTGCAGCAGTAAGTTTTGAAGAAGTTGCTAAAAGTATCGACCCAGTGTTAGAGAAAACTGGTCAACTTGTCAAAGATAATGATGCTTTATTTAGTAGTTATCAAAAACAAGTAGATGCAATTAATAATGTATTAAATGCATTAAGAAATCTTACTGCACAATATGATGGAGCAAGAAAAGCTGCGTTAAATGCGGCAGAAGCATCTTATAAATATTGGGAAGAACAACAAAGACAAGCGCAAGCGGCAGCCGCAAAGAATACTGCCTCTGGAGCAAGTACTTCATCTAGTTCATCTAGTAGTTCAAGTAGCTCTAGCAGTTCAAGTTCTAGTGGTCAATATTCAAATTATAGACTTGGAGGACAAAGCTATACTATAAGAAAAGGAGATACTTTATGGGGTATTGCAAAATCTAGATATGGAAATGGCGGATTATGAAGTGAAATTTGAAATAACAATAGAGGAAATTTAAGAAGTGGAAATCCAAATCTTATCTATCCTGGTGAAGTTATTAGGCTAGATACTGGAGGATACACAGGAGAATGAAATAGCGCAGATGGTAAACTTGCTATGTTGCATCAGAAAGAATTAGTTTTAAATGCGCAAGACACTGAAAATATTTTAAGCGCAGTATCAATGATGAGAAATATGTTATCTAATATTGGTTCTCAGGGATTAGGACAAATACAAAGTTCAGGAAATGCTCTTGAACAAAATGTTCATATCGAAGCATCATTCCCTAATGTATCTAGCACTTATGAAATTGAGGCAGCTTTAAATAATTTAGTAAATGCTGCAACGCAACATATACATAAAAATAAATAAGGTAGTTAATAAAACTACCTTTTTTTATTTTGGGTATATATTATTAATCTAAAAAAGAAAAAAATGAAATATAAAAAGAAATAGAGAAAAAAGGAGATGTAAAGAGATGATTAGTACAGATTATGAAAATCAGTTAATAAATGCTATTCAAACTATTGTAGATAGCGCAGTTGCTCATGCAGATTTTGATAAAACAATTAAAGCAACTATTATTAGTTGTGTTGATGAAGCAACTGGAAAATATAAAGTGAAATATCAAGATAGCACTTTTTATGCTTATTCAAATAATCTTGATAGTAATTATTTTAAAGGAACAAGTGTTTATGTTTTAGTACCAGGAAATGACGCTACTCAGAATAAAACAATTATTGGCTCTGTTGACGCCTTAGGTGCAAATTATGTTCCTACTATAGAGGGTGAAAATAGTTACAATGTATACGGAAAAAATTGTGTAGAAAACGAATCTACTATTTTTGAGTTATGCTCTTATAAAAAGACTGATTCAAAAATATTATATGATTTTTCTGATAATATAAATTTAATTAACTTAAATATAAAAGATGTTGATGAATATATTAAAGAGACTTCAACTATTATATGCGGAGCTTCATTTAAAACATCTTTAGATGCGATTCAAAGATACAAAGGTAATTATGGAATTAATTTTGAATTGATTTTTAAAGATAATAATGGTCAAGAAGTTTCAAAAAATTATATTGTAGATATTAACGAAATGTCTGGTAATCCTTATAATTTTAATTCAGCTACTAGACAATCTGCAATCTATGAAATAAATAATACAAATTTTGAGAGAATAGAGCAAGTTTCAATTTTTGCTTATGATTTTCCAAATACTTTAGAAGATAATTTTGTAAATGATATTTTTGTTTCAAAAGTAGAAATATTAGGAGCAAATAAAATTAGTTCAGATGAATTAAATACATATACACTTTCATTAATTACAAAAAAAGGAATTTATTTTGAAGAAAACGAGGCGGCAACAGCCAAAAGATCAATAGAAGCAGAATTAAAAGTAAAAGGAAGATTAATTAACAATGATACAAAATCAATTAAATATTATTGATTTAAAGAAAATAATAGAATTAATTCCGCAAGTCCATTTTATAACCAATATGGCGGAACTGGATGGGAATGTCTTAACGATTATAATATAGTTGAAAAAGATAGTTCTAATAATCCTATATTAGTAGAATGGATTCCCGCAACAGAAATAATTTATATTTCAAAAAAAGACCTTACTGCAAAAAGAATGTCTTATAAATGTGTTGCAGTTTATGATGAAAATATATTAAATAAAACAATAACATTGTATAATTATGATAGCAATTGTAAAACTATTACAGTTACTTCTACTAATGGAACTCAATTTTATTTTGATAATGGAGTAACAGATTTAATTTGTCAAATTAATGAAACAGAAGAAACAAGTAGTGATTATACTTACTCTTGGAGTGTTATAGATAAAAATAATAATTTTAAAATATTAGAAACAACTCAAGATGAGATATATGAATATAATAATGCAATAAGCGGAAAGGAATCTTTAGAAAATTCTATTTCTGCCGGGTTAATTACACAAGCAGAAGCAAAAGAGCAATTAGATTTATATAATAAAGTAATAAATAAGTATGAGTCAAAGCCAAGAGCAGATGGTAATAGACTTTATAATGTAAAAGCAAATACAATAGTTGATTTTAATACTTATAAATGTTCAGCCTATTATAAAAATAATTATTTAGGAACTGGAGTAATTATTTTAACTAATAGTTTTGATGCAGAAGAAAGAGAATTAACTGATTATGGACTAATAATTAATAATGGAAATCAAGTATTTCAGTATAATGAAAATGGGGTTGCGCCAACTAGTAGGTCATTAACAAATCCGCAAATCGTTTTGCCTCTTGATTTTACACTATTTGATAAAACTGGAAATATAATTGAAGTAACTAAAAACATTCAATGAAAAGTCCCAAAGAAAAATACTTTATTAGTTGTCTCTGCGGCTCCTGATGAGGAAGACGATAATTATAAAATATATAAAGATATTACAAATTTAACCTTTTCAATTTCTAATATCTACTATTCTAAAAATAATAATAATAATATAATTTTAGAAGTTCAGTATGACGATCATATTATTTTGGGAACAACATCATTAACTTTTATAAAACAAGGTGAAATAGGAACTAATGGAACTGATATCGTATGTAAATTAATTCCAAATACAGTCGATGAATCAGCAATGCCGCAATATCCTATTTGCACTTACAATGGAATAACTACAACTTTAAATTATACAACACCAAGTTCTACGGATAAATGATTTAAAATTCAAATGTGAGAAAACGGAGAAAAGATTTTTGAAGGAACTCAAAGTGGAACAAGAATTGATGATAGTTCTACTAATATAGAAATAAAATGATCTATGTTAAAAAATAAATATACATCACTTATTTCAGATGATAGTAATTTTGTGATAGATCCTAATTCAGGATCAATTTCTTTTGATAGCAATATTTACGATAGTCCCGCAAATATAGTAAAGTGTGAGATTACTATGGATGATAATACTTATTATGCATTAATACCAATAACTTTAGTTAGATTAAATACGACAGGATACTCAATTAGTATAGATGATTTATCTGGTTTTAGAGAAGTAATGTATTCTAATGATGGTAGTAATCCAGCATATGATAGCACTTCGCCTTTTGAAATTCAAGTTCATCAAGCAGATAATGATATTTCTATTAATAAAAATATTACTTATGGATGAAGTATCAAAGGAAAAACATATGTTGCACCAGATTGGCAGCCTAATTTAAATTTAGTAACAAAAAGAGGTTTTGGATTAAATACGAAAAAAAATCAAAAATATTATGTTCCAAATGGAAAATATAATGGCTTATGCGTGAATAATGCAGTTTATACTACTGTTGCTTATGATGGTAGTGCAATTGGCTCAATTCATATTCCAGTTTATTTATACTTAAATAGATTTGGTTATGCAGCATTAAATAAATGAGATGGAAATAGCATTTCTCTTGATAATAATGGTGGATCTATTCTAACTCCACAAATTGGAACTGGACAAAAAGATAGTAATAACGCTTTTACAGGATTGTTTATGGGAAGCGTTCAGAAATCAGACGGTAGTGCTATTGAAAATGGTTTATTTGGATATAAATCAGGAGAAAGAACTATTGATTTAAGCGCAGATACTGGAGTAGCTAAATTTGGAAAAGCCGGATCTGGACAGGTTATAATTGATCCAAGCACAGGTGCAAAAATTCAAGGTGGAAATTATATTTATACTGGAAATTCTAGCGGTTCTGGAATGGAAATTGATTTAGCAAAACCGACTATTAAATATGGGACTGGAAATTTTGAAATAGATGAATATGGAAATATGAAATGTTCAAATGCAGATATTCGTGGTAATATTTTCCTACCTGAGGGAGGAAAAGTAGTTGGTGGAGATGGTCTTTATTCTGCGCTTCAGTTTTCCTCTCCAGGTTTTCAGGAGGTTGGTTTTACAGGATTTACTTATGATTATTTAGGTTATATTCAAAGATCAAGTGGTGGAATTAGTTTTTATTTACCTCCAAATTTTACAGTTGATAAGGCTTATATTTCTTTATGCGTAAGAACTAGATATTTAGTATTAGGAGATCAAACTGCTTGAGCTCGAGCAAGAGCAATTAAAGCTTATATTGGAGCAGCTGATAGCTATGATTATTCAGTCTTTTATGGAGAAAATTATCCAAATACAGAAGAAACCTCTGATCAAGAGATTGTTGGAGCTTTTGGATCAAACGGTTTTACTCCAAATGCCTTTTCTAAAGATAATACTCAATGACAATTTACTACAAGTATAGATATTTCAAGTTATTTAACTCAGCCTGGAACTTATAGGGTTATTTTTAATAGTGGCTGAGACTATCATTATGATAGTAATCATTATCCATATCTAACAGAAACTATAAATGGAACAACGACAACTAAGACTTCTTTTAATCCTAACGATTATACAATAGGAGAGTCAGCTTGCGCTTATTGATGCGCGCAATATACAGGAGACGTACTTTCTACTATAATTATATATGGATATCAATCTATAAATGAATAGCGTTTATTAAAGATAAACGCTTTTTTATTTTGGACTAAAATAGTCAATAATTTTAATATATTTTTTAAAAATATAAAGAAAGAGTAAATTCTTTATTAAACGAGAAAAAGGAGGAATAATATGCTAAAGATTAAAAATAAAAATATATATTTAAATCGTGGAGATGCAGTAAATATTCAAGTTGCTTGTAATAATGCTACATTTGAGAAAAACGATTATATAAAATTTTATATAATGGAACAAAATAAAGCTCAAAATGTTTTATTTGAAAAAAAATTTACGGTTGAAGCAGATAGTAATACTGTTGATATTGTTTTAACTTCTGATGAAACTAAGACAATTTGCCCAGCATTCGATACTGGCTATAAAACTTTTTGGTATGAAATTGAATATAATGGATCTATTACTTTAATGGGTTATGATGATAATGGCGCTAAATTATTAGTTATATATCCTGAAGCAATTTCAAAAGGAGGTAATGCTTAATGGCAAACTCTTTAATGACAAAAAATGCAGATTTAAATGATTTAGGTTCAGCTATTAGTGTTAATAATACACTTGAAGTTAGTATGTATCCGAAAGGTGAAGCAGGAGGAACTTTTACTCCAAGCGTATCTGCAGAAGGGGTTATTAGTTGGACCAATGATAGAAATTTAACCAATCCAACTCCTAGAGATATAAAAGGAGATGCGGCAACTATTCAAGTAGGAACTGTAACTTCAGGTCCAACTGCTTCAGTAACTAATTCAGGAGATATTCATGATGCAGTGTTTGATATATGTATGCCAGAATATGGAACTGCAATGAATATTAATGGGAGTGAAGCTGGTAGAACTGGAACTATATATGCACCGACTGCCGCAGGAACTAATAACCAAATCTTAAAATCTAAAGGTGAAAATCAGGCTCCAACTTGAGAAAATGCAGACTATTATACTAAAACAGAAGCCGATAATAAATATCAAAAAATATTAAGTGCAGGAACTAATATTCAAATTAATAATAATACAATTTCCGCAACTGATACTACATATAATGATGTTACTACTGATGCTCATGGATTAATGACTTCCGCAGACAAAAATAAATTAGATGGAATTGCAACTGGAGCAACTAATAATACTATTGAAAATGTTTTAACATCTACTTCAACTACAAATGGACTTTCAGCAGCTCAAGGAAAAGTTTTAAATGACAAAATAACTTCTATTAATGGGAAATTAGGAGATTTGAAATTTAAAACTTTAACTCAATCTGAATATGATGAATTAACAACTAAAGATGCTAACACATTATATTTTATAAAAGGATAGGTGAGTAAATATGGCATCAAATGATCCTATAAAACCCGATTCTTATTCTAATATTTATACAGATTACTATAAAGAGCAAGCAGATGGAACTTTTTCCTATCTATCTAGTGAAAGTAACAGAGATATAGAGTTTGAGACTGGAGGAGTTGTGGTTAAAGCATATGAAAAAAATTTTGATGGATATATTTTATGTAAAAATCATCCCGATACCTATGATTCTGATATTATAGGGACAACATATAAAACTATTAGATTTAGACTTTATTATAAACAATATAGAAGAATTCAGGTTGGAGATAATTTATCTGGAAAAATTCTCCATTGTAATTTTCCAAAAACAAATACTACTGTAGAGTGGTGAACAACAAATGCGGGAAAGGGAGAAGGAGTTTGGCCAGAGATTATTACTACTACGAATGGATCAATTAGTTGTTTTACAACAGGAGTCAACCATACAGAAGAAGAGATTTTTGTTAGATATCCTAAATCGGCATCTGCTTCTAGTAGTTATAAAACTCTTTTTGGTCAATGAGGTTGGCATGTTATGGATAGTTTATCTACATATCAATTGCCAAGTGATTTTGGAACTGTAACAAACGTTATTAATGATAGTCAAGAGGCGTCATCTCATGTGTTGGAAATACCAGGAGTATGAAACTTAGTAAAAATATATCCAGTTTCAGAACCAATATGGCTAGATAGACAATCAAAAATTTATTTAGGAAATCAGATAATTCAGACAATATATTTTGGCAATGATTGATTGATTAAAACTATTAGACACGGAGATATAGGTCGTATAACCTTTCGAAAAGATATTTATTCTTTTCCTAAAGGGATAACTTGACAACAATGAATAGATACTGAAAATACAATTTTTACATATAAAGAAAATGATACCCATGTTTTTTATGATAATGTTGAAATTATGTTTAAAGAATTAAATAATACATATTCCTTAGTATCAAAAACAGATTTAATTTATGATGATGGATATTATACAATTGGAAATGCTTGTCTAAAAGGAAATACATTAATAAAAACTTCTCAAGGAAATAAAAATATTAATATATTAAAAATAGGAGATTATTTATCAAATAATAATAAAGTGGAAAAAATAGTAAGACACAATAGAAATTATTACTATAGAATTATATTAAATAATAATGATGTAATAGAGGCATCAAATGATCATAGATTTATTTTACTAAATAAAGAAATTAAAACAACAGAGCAATTAAAAATTAATGATTATTTAACTAATGATTTGTATGTTAAAGAAATTAGAAAAATTAATAAATCATTAGATATGTATGAAATAAAAACAAGCACAAATAAATATGAACTTTATAATGGAATTATTTGTGAATGTGAAAATATATAGAAATAAAAGGAGGAAATTATGGCAAAAAATAGTTTAATGAATGTTATTGAAAATAATGACACATTAGAAATTTCAATGTATCCTCGAGGAGTTGCAGGATACATTTTTACTCCTCAAGTTGATAAGAATGGGAATCTAAGTTGGACTAATAATGGAGGTTTAACTAATCCAGAAACCGTGAATATAATGGGACCAAGAGGACCTCAAGGATTAATTGAATTTAAAATTGTAGATAGTCTACCAGAGACTGGAAGTTCATTAATTCTATATTTATTATCTGCGGGAACTAATGCAAGAGGAGATAATTTATATAATGAATATATTTGAGTTAATAATAGATATGAATTAGTATCAGAAGGTAAAACAAGTGCAAAAGAAGACGCTCAATATGTAATTGGATATTATTACAATACAACCGAACTTACTAATTTAAATAGTGCAGATTATTTATATGAAGGCGAGTATGCTTTAGCATTAGGTGTAGCAACTCAAAATAAACCACAAGCAATAACTACTGCAACTAAAATCATATTAAAAACTTATCAATCTAGTTTAGACAATAATATTGCCGCAGTTAGTTATTTTCAAGAATTAATTAATTTAACAGATGGTAAAAAATATGTAAGAACTATTGAAAAAAATAATACAACATATACTTATGGAGAGTGGACATTAGGAACTTCTGGTGGAATTGAGATTGGTTTAACAACACCTACTGATTCATCAACAGTTTTATGGATAGATGAATCTCAAGAAGGAGAAATATTTGATCCAAATGATTATTATACAAAAACAGAAACTAATACAAGAATTAATAATTTAAATACAAAAATATATTGTTTATCAAGCGGAGATATAACATTGGCCGCAAATACAGTTTATAATTATAAACCTAATTATGCAAATGTTCCAGGTACAATATTAGGAAGTTGTTTAATTGGATGCTATGGAAAAACAACTAATAATTTTTCAACTTTAATTCCTTATTTGAAACAGACAAATTCAATTGCAGATAATACAAAAAACTGAGTTGATTCTGTTGATATAAAAAGTCCAACTGCGCAAACAGTATGTGTTAATATATTAGTTTTTTATCAATAAAATAAATAGAGATAAAAGGAGGTTTATATGGCAAATTTAAAATATAAAAACTCAAATAATCAATGAAAGTCTTTATCTGCTGTACGAGGTCCAAAAGGCGATAATGCAGATATAACTTTGAATGGCACTTCTTCAAATAATATTTCTATTTATGCACCTATTTCAAGTGGCTTATCTGGACAAATATTACAATCAAATGGAGCTAATAAAAATCCAACTTGAATTGAGCACCAAATGCCAACTGTAAATAATGCAATTTTAGATATACAAAAAAATGGAACTTCACTTGGAACTTTTTCTGCAAATGCAAATGAAAATAAAACAATTAATATAGAGGTTCCTATTATTGAAAATTCTTTAAATTCAATAGACATTTCTAAAGCTTTAAGTGCAAATCAAGGTAAAATATTAAATGATAAATTCGCTAATTACCTACCTTTAACCGGTGGAATAGTAAATGGAACAATTACAGCAAATGATCTTAGAGCTAATATTGATTCTGGAGAGAGCTCAGTGTTAGCTGCCTATCAAAACAAGGGAATTTATTTATTTGCTAATGAAAATTCTCACGGAATATATGATAACTTTTTTGGACCTACAATGGCTCTCGAAGGGACAGGAATTACAGATAAACACTTTTATGGAACCGCAACCGCAGCACAACAAGATACTTCTGGATTAAATTTAGCTGGAGCTATAATTGGAGGAGACAGTGGTGGCGATAATTTTTATATTAAATATTCTAATGGAATTTTAATTTGTGTAAAAAGAGTTTCTTTTTCAAATTTACCTATTTCGTCAACATGAGGAAATTTATATGAATATAGTGGAAGTATTAATTTAGGTAATTGATCTTATGCTTTTGCTTATACTCCCGCAACATCAATAACGGTTCAATCTCAATCAGGATTGATTGTCGAAGGACATCAAGGTGTCTCAACTTCATCTGCAGGGACAGTATGGATATCAAGACCAACAACAAGCACTGGTGTAAGTGGTTGCATTTCTGTTATTGCAATTGGAAAATGAAAAACCGATACAACAGGAGGTACTATCCAGGAGCCTGAAAAATAAGAAAGGAGAAATAAAAAATGGCTAATTTAAAATATAAAAATAATAGTAATGAATGAAAATCAATTTTATCAACCAGAGGTCCTAAAGGTGATAACGCAGATATCACAATTAATGGATCTAATTTAAAAGAAGCTAGTTTTTATGCTCCTATTTCAAGCGGTCTAATAGGACAAGCACTGGTTTCTAAAGGTGCAAATCAATCCCCACAATGAACTAATCTAGCAGTAGTAGCAGGAACGAATTCTTATAATGATTTAGATAATAAGCCAACCATTCCAACAACAACAGAAGAATTAATAAGTGGAAGTACATCTGTTTTAACTTCAGGCGGAGCTTATAATGCATTTGCGCAACGTGGTATTCCTTCAGGCGGATCTACAGGACAAATAATTAAAAAAGCAAGTGCTACTGATTATGATTTTTCTTGAGCCGATGCATGTATAGATAATTTAACATCTACGAGTATTGTAACTCCATTAAGTGCAAATCAAGGTAAAATATTAAATGGAAAAATTACTGATTTAACAACAACTTTTAACTCTTGAAAAACACCCCATGTGACTGAAATAGTGTCAAATCAAACAAAAGCTGCAAAGACTATTACTAATGGATATAATAACAATGGATATTTGAGTCATACTTTAAGAACTAAAATAGGAACAGGAAATGAAATGTCCGAATATTATGGCGGCATTTATATTCCAAATATAGAAAAATATTCTGTGTTATTTGTTGAATTAAATTGCGGCGGACGTACCTCAGGAACTAATTCTCAATTTAATGGTGGTATTGTTTTATGGAAAGGTGACAATGGAGTTGAAGATAGCGATTATCATCCGGGATGGCAAAATTACATTTTGCCTCCATCAACGAATAATTATTGGAAAGGCTGTATTACTAAAATTATTATAGTTGGAAATAGAACTGGAACATATTGTGTGGGAAGTATATGAAATGTTTATAGCGGGGCTGATTTTGAATGAAATGCAGATTTTGGAGACGCAGGATCCACTTTAAAAGTTGTAGGCATATTAAAATAGGAGGTATAGAAAATGGCTAATTTAAAATATAAAAATTCATTGAATGAATGAAAAATAATTAATAATATTAGAGGTCCTGAAGGTCCTAGCGGTCCTAAAGGAGACAATGCAATTATAAAATTGAATGGTAATAATACTACAAATGCTAGTTTTTATGCTCCTATAGATAGTGGCATTGAAGGGCAAATTTTAAAATCTCATGGCGGACAAGTCGCTCCAACTTGAGAAGATCCAACCTCATCTTTAACTAATATAGATAATTTAACAGAAGCAACATTTTCAGAAGAAAAGGTTTTAAGTGCCCATCAAGGTTATATTTTAAATCAAAATAAAGTTGAGAAATCAACTACAGTGGCAGGAATAGATTTACAAGATAATATCACTATAACTGAATTAGCTAATGCTTTAAAAGCAGAAATAATGTTAGCTGCGCACCCTATTGGAAGTTTATATTTTTCAGAACAGGCAACAAGTCCTGAGATATTATTTGGAGGGGCTTGAACTCGAATAACAGATACATTTATTTTAGCAGCGGGATCTAAATATGCGGCAGGTACTAGTGGCGGTAGTGCAAGTTTACAAGCGCATACTCATAGAGTTAGCATTACCACAGGAGAAAATAATGTGGGGCATACTCATAGCATCCCCTCATTAAGTGGAAGTGCGGCAAGCGCTGGTTCACATGGTCACAGAGTTACTAGTAAAACAACTTCATATGCGAGCGGAACTCAACCTAATTGGAGATGTATGTCATTTGAGGGAACTAACGCAGATTATAATCAAGACGTATATTCAAGTGATGCTGGGGCGCACACACATAGCGTAACAACCAATGCATCTGCAACTGGCGGAATTAGTCAAAACCATACCCATACTGTTTCTGGAACAACAAATAGTACAGGAGATGGAGATGCAGGTAACATGCCGCCATATCAAGCTTTTTACTGTTGAAAAAGAACTGCATAAAACTTGACAAAGGGAAGATTTTATGATATAATGAAAATATAAGGAGAGATATATCATGGAAGAATTGAGAGACAAATTAATTAATATGATTAATGAATGTGATTTACCTATTGAAGGTATTTATTATATATTTAAAGATGTTTTTAGAGAACTTTCAGATCAATATTCTATAGTTCTCCAAAAACAAAGACAAGAAAAGACCTCACAAGAGGAAATTACAGAAGATAAAAAACAAGAAAAGGAGGATTAATATGGCACAATTATCAAGTGAAGAAAGAATTGCAAGAGTAGAACAAGCTCCAGAAGCTGTTAGGGTTATGGTTGCAAAAGCATTTTTAAGAGATGATATCGATGATGAAGATGTTCAATATTTATTTAATTCAGATAGTCCTGAACAATTAAATGAAGATGGAGAAATTGAAAATCTAAATGCAGATGATCCTGAAGGGATAGGAGCGACAGGTTTTACAATGAGAACTACAAGACCTGCAAATAATAAGAATTTTATTACAAGAGGTTCTGGTGGTTGGAACACTTGTATAAAGGGAAGCCCTAGATATCAATATGCAGATGCTTTAGCAAACTGCGTTGGTTATGCTAGTGGTAGATTTAATGAAATTATAAACATTGCTAGAGAAACTAGTGGATGTACTTATACTACATTAAATTGTAACGCAGTAGGATTTAAAGAAAGAGCAGAAGCTGCAGGATTACAAACAGGCTCAACTCCAAGACGTGGAGCTATTATGTGTTGGGGTAAAGAAGGCGATGCTGGACACGTTGCAATAGTTGAAAGAGTAAATAATAATAACTCAGTATATACTTCTGAATCTGGTTGGGGTTCAAGTTCAATTTTCTGGAATAGCACTAGAACAAATAATAATGGTAGATGGGGCTGCGGAGCAGGATATTATTTTAGATGCTTTATCTATTTACCAGATGATGTACAAAAAGCTATAGATGCAGAAGAACCAAAGCCTACTCCAACACCAGCACCTACACCAAGTGATAAATTTAATATTGGTGATAAAGTAATTATTAATGGAGCTTTATATGTAAGTTCTACAGCCTTATCACCAGCAGGTAGTGTAAGTAATAAAGTAACTAACATTACACGTAAAGCGCCTGGAACTGCTCACCCTTATAACACAACAGGAGATTTAGGTTGGATGGATGAAAGTTCAATTAGTGCCTATAATGAACCAGCTCCAGCACCTGCGCCAACACCTAGACCTTTATCAGTAGGAGATACTGTTGAGATTGTAGGAACAGGAAATGGAAGCTCGTATGGAACTTCAAATACTGCATATGGTATTGGATGGACAAGACAAATTTTAAAAATCTGGGATGGAAGATCATATCCATATCAAGTAGGAAATTCAACAGGAACAACAGGTTTCTATAGAGCTGAAGCTTTAAAAAGAAAATAAAATAAGGAGGAGTTATGTTAAACGCAATTTTAAATACCCTACATATAATGGGTTGGTTAGGAATTATCTTTGCTATTTTAGTAGTCACTAATACTGTAGCTGGAACTATTTCTAATATTTGGACTAAAAAAGAAGAGTTTTCTTGAAAAAGAATGTTTAATGGAATTTTAAAAGCATTCGTATTTTATGTAGCTGCAGTATTTATAAGTGTAGCATTCACTATGTTACCTTTTATAAATGAAATGATTATTAATACTTTTGGAACTATGTTAGTTTCAACTGAAACTTTAAACACTCTATCTAGTGTTGGTGTTCTAGGAGTTGTAATCGCCGCAGTTATAGTACAAGGTAAGAAAGCTATTGAAAATATAGTTAAATTAGCAAATACAAGTTCTAATACAGAAGTAATTACTTGGGCAGTAGAAATACCTGAAGAAGATAAAAAAGAAAATTAAAATATAACATCAGCTATTAAATAGTTGATGTTTTTTTATTGGGCTAAAAAGATTAAAACTGAAGATTATCTTTTTAAATATATATAGGTTAAAAATATTTAATTTTTAATTTAAATTTTTTATATTTGAAATCAGAGAGAAGAAAGGAGATATATAGACATGAAGTTACCTTTAATACAAGAAAATGGCTCTATTCATGTTAATAGAGGCGATCAGTTAATCATCACTTTAAATAACGATGTTAATTTTTCTGTTGGAGATAAAATAAAATTCTCTATTATGAAAAAAGGCAATTGTGAAGATGTTTTATTTCAAAAGGTTTTTACAGTAGAAGAAGAAAGCAATGTGTTTGATTTAGTTTTAACATCAGATGAAACTCGTATTGGAAATTTCTTAAAATCAGGAACAATGACATATTGATATGAAATTGAATATAATGGTATAAATACATTAACTGGTTTTGATACAGAAGGAGCTAAAGAATTTGTTCTATATCCTGAAGCCGCTGAAAAGAGAGGTGAATAGCCTATGATACAAACATCTACGAAACCAAATACTAATATCACTATCTCCACATCCACAAATCAAATTAATTTTAATACAACTGAAAAAAATGGAATATCAGCAAACACTTCCGCAATTTCTAGCAATTACAATAGCTTAATAAATAAACCTAGTATTAATGGAGTTTCTCTTTCAGGTGATTTAAACAGCGTAAATCTAAGAATAATTGATGATGCAACGATTTCCGCATTATCTACCTATTCTTCTGAAAAAATTCTAGAAGAAATGAAAAAAGTTATTGTGGTAAATGAATTAATAGGAACTGAAGAAAATCCTCTTATTGCAAGTGATTTAAAAATAGGAAGTTATATTATTTCAGGAATAGTTCAATCTAGCCAAAATAATAAACAAAGTTTTCAAGTTAGTAGAAAACAATATTTAATAAATAAAGATAATCAAGGAATAACTATTTTTTGAGAGTGCAATCCTTGAACCAAAGATGTATATTATATCGTATTTTATGATGAAGAGAAAGCACCTTTTGATAAGACAAATACTTATCTTACAAAAGAAGATTTAGAAGCTGCCACTTTAGATGGTGGAGAATATTAAGGAGGAAATAATAATGGCAAATACAATTAGAATTAAAAGAGGGCTAAAAGCAGATCTTGCGAAGATGACATTACTTGCAGGTGAATTAGGAATAGCTCTTGACACACAAGAATTATATGTTGGGGATACAAATGGAAATGTAAAAATAGTTAAAGGCGGTGCCTCAGGTGCGGTTGCAAGCGCAGACAAATTAACTGTAGCTAGAACTATTAGTGCAACAGGCGATGCCACAGGTAGCGTAGCTTTCGATGGATCTCAAAATGTTGAGATGGCATTAGAATTAGCTAATAGTGGCGTTACCGCAGGTACTTATACAAAAGTTACTGTTGATGCTAAAGGTAGAGTAACTACTGGAGCTAATATTACTGTTGAAGATATTGGAGATTTATCTAATACATTAGCAACTTTAGCAACAAAAGAAGAATTAAAAAGTTATGTAAAAACTACTGAAATGAACACAGCTTTAGAAAATAAAGTTGATAAAGTTGCAGGAAAATCATTAATTTCAGATACTGAAATTGCAAGATTAGCATCTGTTGATAATTATAATGATACGGCTATTAAAGCAGATATTGCTAAAAAAGCAGATACAACTACAGTTAATGCCGCTTTAGAAGGAAAAGTAGATAAAGTAACTGGAAAAACGCTATCTACTAATGACTATACAACTGCAGAAAAAGAAAAATTAGCAGGATTATCTAACTATGATGACACAGATATTAAAGCATCAATAGCAACAAAAGCAAATAGTGCTGATGTATATACAAAAACAGCTATGAACACTGAATTAGGTAAAAAGGCTGATAAAGCTACGGTTGAAACATTAACAACAACTGTTGAAGGCAAGGCTAATAAAGCAACAACTATTTCAGGATATGGTATCACAGATGCTTACACAAAAACTGAAGTAGATGCAAAAGTGGCGTCAGTTTATAAATATAAAGCCAGTGTAGCTAACGAAGCAGCATTACCTACTGAAGGTCAAGTAATTGGGGATGTTTATAATCTTGAAGACACAGGAATGAATGTTGCATGAACTGGTGAAGGATGGGATAAATTAGGTTCTGTAGTAGATTTAACACCATACTTAACAAAAGAAGATGCAGGTAAAACATATGCAGCTAAAGCAACTACATTAGCTGGTTATGGTATTACAGATGCTTATACAAAAACAGCAGTTGATAATTTATTAGCTAATAAATTGGATGCAACTTCTGTTATTGATGGAGGTACTTTTTAATTAAAAGTACCTTTTCTTATTTATGAGAGAAAGGAGTTTTTTAAATGGCAAATACGATAAAAATAAAAAGAGGTTTATCTTCTAATATTTCAAATATAACTCTTGCTCAAGGTGAATTAGCAATAACTACTGACACAAATGAGCTTTATGCGGGAACCGCTAATGGAAATGTTAAATTAAATGATTCAAATATAGATGAAATAATTTCAATAGGGAAAGTTGAGCCGACAAGTCCATCTGTTCAATTATGAATAGAAGATGATACTTTAAATAATATTGGAACGGAAGTAGTAGATAGTTTAGAAGGCAATGAAATTGATAAGGCTCCTAGTGTAAGGGCGGTTAAAGAAAAGTTATCTGGAATATCAACTACTAAACCAAAATTTTCTTTTGAAATTATTTCGACTACGATACCTAATAATCCTATTACATATTATTCAGAATATGGTATGACTTTTCAAGATTGAGTAAATTCACAATATAATGATACTACTAAACCCTATGTTATTACAAATGATATAATAACAGGAGGTCCATTTATTAATGGAGGGGGTTTAACCTGAGTCAACTCCTCTAATTTTCATGTAGATGGACATTATTGTAAAAAAACAGATTTTATTATTCCTTTTTGTAGACTGAAAGGTAGTAATTCTTGCTGTTTTCAGAAAGGTTCGCAAATTTTAATATCTCTTGATGGAATAACTAAAAATATCGAAGACTTAAAAGAGAATGATCAAGTTGTTGTTTATAATGAAAGTCAAAAACAATTTAAGCTATCTACTGTAAAAAAGACTATAACTAATCAAAAAGTAGTAGATCAAGTCAAAGTTATTCTTGAAAATAATGATTATGTAGTAATGAATGCGTATCACCCATTATTAACAATAGATGGCTATCACTCTGTAACAAACTATAAGAATTTACCTACTTTAACTGAAAATGATACCTTAATCACATTTAATGGCCCAATTAAAATAAAAGAAATTGTAAGAACAAAAACAGAGCCTACTATAATGTATAATTTATCTGTATATGGAGATTATCATAATTTCATAGTAAATTCTATAGTGGCACACAATGGGACAGAGCCTTGTAAATAATAAAAGGAGGAAATATAAATGGGATTAAAATATAGAGACCCTAAAACAGGGCAATTTAAAGAAATAAGTGTAAAAATAAATGATGCTCTTCCTATTGGTACAGTTGTTTCTTACACTGGTCTTAACGCTCCAACAGGATGAGAATCATATACAACAGACGATGCGTATGCTCAAACAACTTTATGGCATACAACTTCTTGAAATAATATGTTAACTCCCAATACAGTAAAAAATCTTGATATGAGCTCTTATGATTATGTTGAAGTGACTTTTACTGGGCAAGGTAGTACAAATTCAACAACAGAAATATTAAAAATAGATTTAAAAGAACAATTTAAAATAGCAATGAGTATTGGTAATACATCTTATATGTATGGAACATCAACATGCTTTCCTGATATTCAATTGCTACAAGGATCAAATAACGATCCAGGTATATTTAGAATAGGAGCTTGTATTTCTACTGATAAAAAGAAATTATGGGTTGGAGATACTGGATATTTTACAGGTCAAACAAATAGTGGAAACTTTGATCAAAGTGGCACATATGCTAGAGTATCAAAAATAGTAGGAATTAAAAAAATAAATAGAATAAGAAAAATAAGTCAATCAACTTATTCTCCAAGTACAGGATCAGAACCTAAAATCACAATTTGAACTTCATCAACTCCAATGATTACTGCAGATAATGAAGAGATAAGGTGTATGGGAAATGATGGAACAGTTTCTTCACTTTTACTTAGTTTTTTAGACACTTTAACATTTACTGATTCAACTAAATTTTCATCATCTATTGTTTTTAAAACTTCTTCAAATGGTTGCTCTTTTGCAGTAACGCCACCGACTAGTGTTAGTTTTAAAATGGCAGGAGATGATGTCACAGATGGGAATTTTTCTCCACAACCAAATAAAGTATATGATATAGTATTCTATTGAAATGGATTTTATTTAAATGGAATTGTTAAAGGAGTTGAATATGAAGCAGCGCCAGTACAGAATAAAATTACTATAACTAATAGTATGGCTCAAGATTTCAGTCCTTTATTATATATTTGGTCAGATGAATCACTATCAAATCAATTAGCAACAATTGAGAAAGGTAAATCTCAAGAATTTACGTTAGATGGAAATACAATTTACGCAGGATTTAGTGCAAAATATGGAATATCTTTAGATGGAACAGCATCAGGTTGTACTGTAAATTGGAAGAAAAACGGAGATTTCTATTGTGTATGTGAAATAGAAATAACTAGTTCCCCAGCATCTTGTTCATTAAAAAGTATGTTATAGGAGGTAGTATAAATGTTTGATTTAAAAACACGAGCCATACTACATTACACTACCAGTAAAAAGAAGAAAATTTATAAAAGAAGAATAATGGTTGGGGATATATTGACGAGCAGAACATTATATACAGACTTCCCTGACGATTTTATCAATATTGCTGAACTTGATGGGACATATGTTGACAGAAGTATATGTAAATTTAATAATAGTTCTCCTGGGAGTTATGACACATGGATCCATGAATATTTAGATGATCCATATGAGTATGGCATTTATGTTGGAGCCAAAGTCAGTGGTGGGACTATATATTTTTACAATCTTGAAACAAATAAATTGGAAGTAAATAAAAATGAGTATAAAATATCAGATAAAGTACAAGATATTACTGAAGTTACAAATTGCCAGGCATATAGGCACATTTATATTGAAGATCCTAAGATAAGACCATTAAAAGTAGGTGATGCTCTTAAGAATGGTACTAAATTATATTTTAATATTCCAGATAATATTACTAAATTATTTTCTGAATATAAATATACAAGTTCAACAAGGAGTAAAGTAAGTTCTAAAACTCCGATA